TCAATTAATTAAAACAATTAAGGATGATGTTGATGTTGAATTCTGTTCAATATCTAGATTTACTAAAGGTAAAATCGTAACCGAAACAATAGTAGATATGGTGGAGCAAAGAGATGATGTGGTGAATCCAGGATGATATTAATGTGGGTAAAATGGGTAAAACGAATGGATGAGAACAATATTATAACGGTGAATCATCTGAATAAAATAAAACAATATTGATAACGATGTTGGATAAGATAATAGTGTAAGGTGGGGAAAACAATAATGAAATAATAATGTTATAATAATGTTGTACGTGTGAGAATAATATGTTTATTAACGTGAATTAAGCGTTATTAACGCATTGAGAAATAGGGTCGTGGAATGCTACGATCCTAACTTTATGTTTATATAAACGGTATAAAATGTGACCAACAATCCCTATATGGATATCAAAATATATTGATAATAGTGTAAGGTAAGATGGTATGTGATAAACCCGGGGTGTAATGGGTAATATGAGGTAATGAGTGGTGTAACCCCTTTCCCGCGCTCCCCCTAGTTTTTACCTATAGGTATAAAGTATATATGAACCGCGAATTGTTCACGTCTCTTCATGGAGATATTTGGTTCCCCGATATGGGGTTCGTATATTTGCGGGTAAGATAAGTTATTAATTAAAATAAAGGTTATGAAAGCATTACAGAACATCCAAAGTGAGGCCAAACAGATTGTTGAGCAACTTGCTCACCGTCAGATTGAGGGCATGAAACAAAAGTATCAACAGTTCCAGGAGTGGGTTGCTATTGATGGTAATCCATTAATGAGTAGAAGTTATAATGGTGATCAAGTAAATGAGTATAACAGTGCTCATAAATATGTTTACATGACACAATATAAGAACTGGAATTCTGAGTTAAAGCAATATGGATTGCCTGCTCATTATCCTACCGAATACAGTTTACAACGTGAAATGGATTATGATAAGGAATTGGTGTTTATGGTTTATGAATTAAGGTTACAGGTAAGTAGAAATTGGGAAGCGAGTTACCGTGAAGATTTTATTGCCCAAAACATGGTTAAATTAAATCGTGCATTAGCAAAACACCTTACCGATGAGATGACTGCCGAGGATATCAAGGTTAATATTGGTGGTGATGGAGCAGAGGTAACAGCCATTGTAGATAATAAATTATTTAAAACATTCGGCACATTATGTGGTGGGTTTGTTCAGTGTTTACATTACCGTTATAGAAGCTCTTTAAAATAATTGCGAAAAGATTAGGCTCCCCGATATGGGGTTCGTATATTTGCGGGTAAGATAATTAATTAAAAATAAAGGTTATGATGGTCACAGAGAAAGTAAATCAAGTTGATAATAATTTAAACATTACCACAATGGAGCGATTCAAAAAAGAATATTTCCGTGATAGTAATGTTATAGCAAGTCAACAAAGTAAATTAGCTGATAAGGAAAGCAACGATTGTGTTGTTCGTGCTTTCATGTGTGCCTTAGATATTACATACGATCAAGCCCATGCTTATATTAAGAAGGAAATGAAACGTGTTGATCGTAAAGGTACATATACATCTGCATATGCTAAGAACGTTGTTAACACAGTTAAGAATAATAAAAAGATCCATTTCATCGGAACGCATCCAAGTAAAGCATATATTAATAACATGGTTTGTGGTAATGCCAAAAAGAAAATGTTAACAAATAACAAATATTATAAACCAACCGGATTTACATTAAAATCATTTATTGAATGTAATCCAATTGGTAGATTTGTTTTGATTGTACAAGGACATGCTGTTGCTGTAGTGAATGGAGTATTATTTGGTAATGCTACTGAGCAGTATTACGGATTATATCGTTCAGTATGGTATGGTTTTGAAATGAGAGAAAAAACAATTGCATAAATATTAGGTTCCCCGGAATGGGGTTCGTATATTTACCGGGTAAGATAATTAATTAAATAAATAAAGGTTATGACAAATTTAAGCATGAATGAATTGATTGAGGAGTATGCATATGCACGAGATAAGTATTACGATGCTCATTCATCAAATGGTAATGAAGATTATTGGAAAGGCGTAATGCACACATTCCAAAAGATGCTCAACATTATGTACGGTGGTGGAGTTAATTTATCAGGGTGGACAATGCAAGGTACAAGAGGTTATTTTGTGTTTTATGAAGGAATGAAATACGATGATGCTTGTGAGAAGGAATTTGAATGGGACAATTCAGTGCTTAGTATGTCGGATCGATTATATAACAATAATTAATAAATAAAGGTTATGGTAGGTGATATAGTATATTTAAGTTTATTACTCAATCTAGTATTAATATTAAAATTAATAAGCAAATGATAAGTATAGGAGTTGGTATTTGTTTAATAATGTTTTTACTGGGATTATTTTATATAATAAGAACAATAGGAATTATATTAGGCGTTATGGCCTTAACAGTAATAAGTATTTTATGGGACACAATTAAAAATATATTAACATGAACGAGACATTAAATAACACAACAACAGAGGACACATCAATGCACCGCATCGCTGTAAAGTATGCATTGCAAATCGGAACACTATTAGGAACCATTGGTGCGATGGTGAAATATGATAATCCAGGAATAGATAATATAGCATTTATGTCGTTAGCATCAACATACATGGAGATAGCAACGGATGAGACTGAGATTGATGCTGTGAAAAAACAAGCATTAAAACGCGGGGTGAATATATCATAACCTTATAGCACCCACTGATCTATGGATCCCGGGTGCGATTTATCTTACACCATGATATTACCCCGTAGTATAAGTGGGCCGGTACCGGATGGGTATACGGCCCACCTACTACCGGAGTACGATAGGGAGATGGTTCGTACTGCCGGCGTACCATAGTGTGGCGGCCCGCATATATACCACATATATAATGCCTATATAATGCATAAGATACCACGCGCGCAGTTGTCCATATAGCGTTGGGTACGTGTAAACTGGGAATTAGATTAATAACTATATCGTAAACAACTATAACCCCGTCGATAGTATATCCTTATATCCTAAACATAATGTCCTAAAGATCCAAATAATTCCACTATGGCTTCCATATAGGCAATTTTTTTAAAAATCCATAAATCCGCACCTCTAAAGTACTTAAAAATTTTGCCCATCGATAAGGGATATACATATATAAATTAAATGAAGACGTCATATGAAAAATTTGGAGGTGCCATACCCTGTTTGTATATTTACCAGGTAAGATAATTAATAAAAAGATATGATAAAAAAAGTAAAAGTTATGAAAATTATAAACAAGGTTACTGGTACTACCAACAATTACAAGCTAACACAGGAACAACTTGATAACGCCCTTGCCTATATGGTATCTGAAGGGTACATGGATCCCTCTAATAACACTGATGATCTCCTTAGCTTTACTTTTATCAAGTTGGGGAAACGTTTCCCCATACCCTTTATGGTTACTGCTAAAATCAAGGAATGGTCTAACGCATACGTACAATCTAAACTATAACTTAGATGACGGTAACATCTCAGTTATGGGAGATGATATGGTGTTAATGTTCTACTATTTTAAAGATGGTGTGATGGTAGGATCCAAACGCAATACCCCCCCGTGGTAAGACCATGGTTGTATATTTACCAGGTAAGATAATTAATAAAAAAATATTATGAAAACAGCAGTAGAATGGTTGGCAGAACAAATAGAATGTTTTGGGAATAAGCATGAGTTACAAATGTCTTGGGCTACATTAGATGAATTAATTGAACAAGCCAAAGAAATGGAAAAGGAGCAGATAATTGCTGCTTATTGGGCATCCTATAAAGAAGGTCAGTATAGCGGAGATAAAACAGCAGATGAATATTACAATGAAACCTTTAAACAAGAAATAGAAAAGCTATGAGCACACAATCAAGAATAGGAATTGAAAACCAAGACGGAACAACTACCTCAATTTATTGTCATTTTGATGGTGAAATAGATGGTGTAGGAGAGGTATTACAGAAACACTACACTAATCGCTCAAAAGTAGAACAACTAATAGCATTAGGAAGTATTTCATATCTAGAAAAAAATGTAAATCCAACAGGTGAACATAGTTTTAACCAACCTCAAGAGGATGTTGTAGTTGCATACCACCGTGATAGAGGTGAGCCGTTTGATCAACAAACAAATCAAGATGTTCCTAATTTATTTAATTGTGTATATCAATCATCCGAAGAATTTATATATTGCTTTACTAAAGATAATATTTGGTTAGTTTCGGATGGTGGACCAAGTTATAAGTTAGCTAATTTAGTACACAGAAACTAATAAATAAAATATGTTTAAAGAAGGAGATAAAGTAAATTGTATTCTATATTCGGGAGAATGGACATTAGTTTGGTATAAAGAAGGCGATCAAACGTGTGCTATTCAAAATCAAACCCGACGATATATTGTTAAAGTTGCTTCTTTAAGTTTAGTTGAAAGTAAGTTGAAAGTAAGTGCAAAATAATTAGGCTTCCCGGGATGGGGTTCGTATATTAACGACATAAGATAAATAAATAATTAATTAAACACTAAAAATTAAGGTTATGTTAGATTTAAACAATCAAGAGTTCAAAACAAAAGACGAAGTTCGTCAATTAGCAAGTTCAATTTTCACTAAACAAGGTTCACCAACCACTAGTGATAAGTATTCACACATTTCAACCGAAAAAATCATAGATGATATGGAATTATTAGGTTGGGGAGTAGTTGATGCAAAACAAGTACGTGCTCGTAAAAGCGACACAATTGGTTATCAAAAACACTTAGTTGTTTTCCGCAACAATGATATCCAGATTACCGCCGAGGATGGAGATAATGTTTTTCCTCAAATTTTATTAACAAATTCCCACGATGGTAAGAATGCATTTACTTTCACCGCAGGTTTATTCCGAATGGTTTGTGAAAATGGATTAGTTGTTTCAAGTAAAGAATTTGAAAATATGAAAATTCGTCATTATGGTTATTCATTTGAGGAATTACAAGAAACTATTAAATCAATGGTTGAAAAATTACCATTAACAATCGAGTCACTTAATAAGTTCCGTACAGTAGAGCTGAGCCAAGAGCAAGCAATTGATTTTGCAAAGAAAGCCTTAGAAGTTCGCCTCGGAGATTTAGATAATATCCAGATTGATTTCCAAGAATTACTTACTCCAACACGTTCTCAAGACCGTGGAAACGATTTATGGAGTGTATATAACGTAGTTCAGGAAAAACTGATCCACGGTATGTTCAATTATAAGTACGGTGTTAAGTCTCGTAAAGCCCGTAAAATCAAGAACTTTAAACAAGACTTAGTTATTAACGAGAGATTATATGATTTAGCCCTTGAATACGTTACTGTATAAAGGGAATAACATTTAGCTTAACAAATCATTTGATGTGCTTTCTATATGGAGGCACATCAATTTTTCCCTCGTTTTATCATCATTTTAACTGCGGATCGTATATACGGATAGATGTATGGAGAATGGTTAAGAAAGGTTTGCGCTATATATTCTTAAAAGTCTATTAAAAACTTATGCAATAAAATTTGGATTCCTGAGATGGGGTTCGTATATTCACCGAGTAATATTAATAAATAAAGGTTATAAAGAAAATGTTAAACACAAAAGAAGAAATTGTTGCTGTATTAGTTAAAGAATGGGGATTTCGTTCATCTCAATTTTATAATAATGAAACTAATAAGCAAGTAGAAAAAATTTGGACATTAAATAGATGTGCAAGATATTTAGGCGACTTAAAAAAGAATTATGTTATGACAGAAACAGGAATGTGGAGGAAAACAAACCCTCATGTTTTAAAAAATACTGTGAAAAATAATTGCTAAAAAATTAGGATTCCTAACATCCAATTCGTATATTTACAAGGTAAGATTATTAATAAATAAATAAATAGAGGTTATGAAAAATTTAAATGTTGTAAAAAGAGGTCGTCCCTCAAAACAAAAATTAGTAGTAGAGTTTGATTCTACTAAAATTAAACTTTTTAGAGGTAGTGAATTATCATTTAGTGATGAATTATTTAAACCAATGGCTACCGGTACAGAGCTTGATGTTATATTTTCAACTGAAGGAGGTTTAATGCCTGGTACTAATATGATGTTAGCAGGAGGCCCCGGTTCAGGTAAATCAACTATTGTATTAGATGTATTATCTAGATTAACTAAACAAGGTTTAAGAGTTTTATTTGTAAGTGGAGAAATGGATGAAATTGCTCATTACAAATATTGTAAACGATTACCTGAATTTAGTTGTGTTAAAACTTTATTTTTAAAAAATTACTCTGAAAATGTTGCTGAAACATTAGAGTATGTTTTTGATGAAGGTTATGATGTAATTGCAATCGATTCAATTGCTGAAGTACTTGAAATGTATAAAGATGCTTATCGTACAACTGAAAGTAATGCTGAGTTTTGGTTTTTAAACTTGCAAGATAAACATAAAAAAGGAGGTAATCCTAAAAAATATTATACTACCTTTGTTAATATTCAACAAATGACTAAATCAGGAGATTTTGTTGGTTCAAATCGTTTAAAACATATGGTTGATTCTTATTGTAATGTTGAAAGATCAAAAGATGGTTTAGAGCGTTCATTGTTTTTTAGTAAAAACAGAGATTGCGATAAGGATTTTAAAGTATTCTTTTCAATATTCAACGGAGGCGTACATTATGCTTACGAATTAGAAAAAGCAGATTAATTAATAATCAATTAAATCTATAATATATGAGTCTATTATTAGAACAAATGAATCAAAAAATCTCAAATGATTTAGAAGTTCCAAAATTAAAAATTACTTACAAAGTATCAGATAAAGCCAAATCCAAGTTTGGACATTGTCGTTACATAGAACCAGGTCATTATTTAATAAATTTATCTTCTTTTATATTAGATACTGAGTTAGAGAAAGATACTATATGTCATGAACTTTGTCATGCTTATGATCATCATTATTTTAAATCATTACCACAGAATAATGATCCTGCTCCTCATGGAATTGCTTGGAAAATGTTAATGAAAGAAGTTTTTGGTTATGCTGATGTAAAAGCTCAAGGTATCCATCAATCAAATCCTAAATCAAATGAATTAATAAAAGTAGGGGATGGAATGTTTGATCTTTATATTGAAGGTAATAAAAAAGCTATATTTAAAATCTCAGACAATATGGTTAATATAAGGACTCCTCAAAATAAATTTTTTAATAATATTTTAGAGGAAGAAAAATATATGACTATGTTTATTAATCTTTATCAAAAATAATATTATGACACAAAGTGATTTAGTTGATGTAATGCAAGAACGTTTAGAATGGTGTGTTGAAACAGAACGTTATGAGATGGCTGCTAAATTAAGAGATTTAATTAAGTATGAAACAATTGAAGATGAAAAATATAAACACCAATACCATTTAAAGTTACTTAAAAAGTATGCTCCAGAGACTCCAGAATTTTACGAACGAATAAAAGAAAGATATAATATTAAAGATTAAAATAATTAACGTAATTTAAATTTCTCCACAAAAAAATTAGGTTCCCCGAAATAGGATTTGTATATTTACAAGATAAGATTATTAATTAATATTAAAAATAAAGGTTATGAGCTGTTCAGGAGGAAAATCAACAAAAAAAGGTAGCTATAATAAAGCTAACAATTTAAAGCAACCCGTATCGTATACAATCGATAAAAACGGAAATGTTAAACCAATTTATAAATAAACTAAAAATAAAAACTATGAACAAAAAATTCATTCCAGTAAACAATGATTTAACCAAAGCTGTAGCTTTTGCTAATACGCTTGATCCTAATTACATTAAAAATACTCAACGCATTAAACAAAAAGAGTTTTATATTCCTACTATTGATGTATTACAAAAACTACAAAAAGAAGGATGGATGATTAACGGTGTTGATGAGCAACGTAATAAAAAAAGTCGTAAAATTACAAACAACTACGTTCAAATGATGCATCCTGATTTTGCTGTTAAAAATGATAAAGGAAATGATGAAGCTTACTCATCACTTACAATCTCAAATAGTTGTTCAGGAGATCAACCACTTTCAATGGGTTTAGGAGCTTATCGAATGGTTTGTTCTAATGGACATATCAGATTTGATGAAAATGCTGAGCATGAAAAAATCAAACATACAGAAATCAATTATAAGGATTTAGATCGTTTTGTAGTTAATATGAATACTAAAGCTCAAAAGCTTATTACTGAGCTTAATGAATGGAAAAAACAAGATATGACTCTAGAACAAATGCGAACTCTCGCATATAACGCAGCTAAATTACGTTTCAGCGAAGATGATGTAAATTTTAAACCAATCGATTTACTGCGCGTAAATCGCGTAGAAGACGAAGGTAACGACGTGTGGACTGTATTTAATCGTATTCAAGAAAACTTAACACACGATGTTAAAGATAAGCAAACTGATATTTGGTTAAACCAACAGTTATTTGATCTTGCAGGTAGAGAGTTAACAACAGCATAAAAACGTCATATTAAAGATTTGGAAGGGCAATAGCCCTTTCGTATCTTTACCATATAAGGAATTAAGGTTATGAAAAAAAGAGTTTTATATTTACACGGTTTAGAAAGTTCTAATGTTTGTGATAAAGTTAATTTTCTTAGGGAAGTTGCTGATTGTTATGCTCCCCCTATTGATTATAGAGATCCATATATTGAGGATTTATTATTAAAAATGATTAGAGCTTTCAAGCCTGAGGTTATTATTGGTTCTAGTATGGGTGGTTATGCAGCCCTTCAATTAGGTAATTATTTTGATATTCCTGTTGTTGCATTTAATCCTGCTATTCACACACGTGCTTTTGATCCTGCGTTTAAGAAATTAATTACCGAAGATGTTAATATTTATTTTACTCCTGTTATTATTTTAGGTATAGAGGATGATGTTATTAATCCTTTAATTACTAAGGAAATTTTGGATGATGCTTTTATTGAATGTATTATTGAGGAGATTGAGGATTTAGGACATAGAATTCCATTTAATGTTTTTGCTAATATGTATAATAAATATATAAAATAAAATGCTATGAATAATTTTGATTTTAGAAAATATTTAAAGGAAGGAAAATTATATGAAATGTACGGATCAGATAGAAGAATCCCAGATGATACATACATCGGTGATGATACATGGTACGATAAAGAAGAAGATGATACTAAGGGATATGTTGAAACTATGAATCCTGATCTTTTTGACCATGTAGATGAAATTGTTAGAATCTTTAAAGAATGGAAAAACGCTCCCGCAACTGAACCGGGAATGGAGGGATATGCTAAAGATGATTTAGTAGATTACATAACAGGTAAAATAAGAAACGCATAAAAATTTAAGAAAGAATAGTATGATAAAATTAAAAACCTTATTAGAAGATATAGATCAAAACAACAACGGATATCCAGATTCTACAGAAGGTAATTTAGCACGCACTAACATTAACACATATTATACAATGCCCCCAAAGGGATTTCAATTTACTAATAAACCAATTGATTCACAAGCAAACAAGTTGTTAATGAATTATTGGGATAATATATTAAATTCTCAAGAAAAACAACAAGAATATCAGGATGATCGTAAAGCTGGCAATTCAAATTGGCGAGATGGCATAGAATTATATAATCGGTATATAATTACTGCAGGTCGTGCTGAAAATCAATTGAAAGTCTCCGGATATATAACAACCGCTGTTACAGACAAAAACACCTATAACAACAAAACAAAAATACGATCAAAACATGACAGGATAGTATGATAAAATTAAAAACATTATTAGAAGATACAGATCAAAAAATATATAACAATGTCATTCGATTATAGAGCATATTTAAAAAACAATCCTTTATTAGAGGAATTTCCTAAAAATCAATGGACTGGTTTAGATAAAAAAGAAACCGAAGAATACTCAGGTGATATTTTTGCTTTAATTGATACAGCTTATGCGTCAATTGGCGGTAATTTAAATTATAGTAACGCAGGTGATGTAACAGGTGCAGAAGGCGATGCAGATTATGAAGTAATTAATATAGACGACGATCCTGAGATTGACGCTGTTGTTGTTTCTAAAAGTAAAGAAGCAGGTAATAAACTTACTGCTATAGGTCATGATAATTCATCAATAGCTAAATCAAAAGCTATTAACAAATCAGCAGACCTACTTAAAACCTCAGGCAATTATATCGAGGTATCAGGTAGAATAAAAGATATTTTACTTGCAAAAGGAGTTCCTATAGTAACTAATAAATCCACTATTGAAAAGGTAATGGGTAATAAAGCAATAGACATCCAAGATGATGGTTCTTATACACGTTATATTAGTGGAAAAGAAACACATAAAATCCTTCTTGGAAAACCTTCGGTGTAAAACTTGGAGAAGCAAAATATTATTCGTATATTTACGGTATAAGATTTAAAAATAAAGGTTATGAACAATTACAATCAATTATGTGTATTGCCTGGAACTATTGTTGGTCCGGAAGAAATCAAAGATTTTGAAACATTCTTTTTAGATGACTTAGGTGTTCGTGTGAAATATGAATGTGAAATAAAAACACTACCTGACATCAATTCAGATGGAGATCAAATTTACGATACAGGAGGTCGTAATGATTTATTTTTCTACATTCACGACGATGATATTCAAGATTTTGCTGTTCGTCGTTTAAAAATGGGTATTCGTTGGTGGGAAGATGTTATTAAATATAACGATAATGCTCATATGTACTCTCAAGAATTCATTTTAAAATATCCAACAACATGGTAAAAATTAAAACTCCCGATAATTTTAGACACTCGTTATTAGAAGCCATTGAATCTAATCGTCTTGAAATGTTAATGCCCTCTCGTGAATATTCTGATTCTCAGGTTTATTGGATGGATGGTTATCAACAAGCTCTTGAAGATATGCTAGGAGATTATGATAACAATATTCAAGATATTATTAAAAATACTTTAACATTTTCATTAAATTAATAAAAAAAAAAAATAAGTTATGGAAGATTTTATTTCACAAGATGAGTTTAATTTAGAATTAAGTGCTTTTGATGAAGCTTTAATTAATATTGAATGTGATGAGATTTTAGTTCTTGCTGATAAATGTGGCAAGCAATTAGAAGTTTGTTGGGGTGCTTTTAAACATAAAGAACAATTTCCCACTGCCTCATTTCTTGAATGTCTTCAAGTAGGAGCTAAATCAAATGATATATATTCTTTTAAAAAATAAAAAATGATAATTGTTGAATTAATAATTTGTGGAGTTTTTATATCTTTATGGTCACTATGTTTATGGTTAGCTATTTCAACAACCATAAATGTAATTAGAGATAAATAAATTTACTATTACTTGTTATCTTAAAAGTTTTTTCATATTTATAACAAAACTAAAAATTATGAAATTAACTAAAGAACAAGTATTAGGTATTGTTAGACATGCCTTAACATTTATTGGTGGTATTGTAATAGCAAGAGGCCTTGTTGATGAAACACTTGTAACAGAATGTGTAGGTGGTGCTTTGACACTAACAGGTGCTATATGGTCTATTATTAATAAAAATAAATAGAGCCGTGAAAAAGATTCTTAATTGGATAACAGGATTATTTAAGGACGAAAAAGGATCTCCATCATCTAAAAGATTTATTGGTATATTGTGTGGTATTACTTTGTGTATCACACTATATGCTAATAGTTTCACTCATGGTGATGTAAAACCCGCAGATACTTTAGTAAACGCAGTAGCAATGCTAGCGTTTGGATGTTTAGGATTAGCATCGGTAGATAAAATTTGGGGTAAAAAAGAGGGAGAGAAAACAGAAGAATAGTATGAAAAAAATAATAGCGTGTATTATATTAACTCTATTTAGTTACACATCTTTTACTCAAATATGTACCCCAAAACCAAAAAATTGGGCTTTAAGTGCAAGTGTTGGATATATTAATGTATCTACTATAAAACAACCAGTATCAAGATATCAATCAAACACCTGGACTTCTTTAAATATTAATTATAGTACAAGTAAGTGGTCATTTGGTGGGTGGGCTGGAGCTAATTATTGGATTGATTCAAAGCAACCTGATTTAAGATTAGGCTTTTCTGTTACTCGCACTATAAAAAAATGGTAATTTAAGTTTATGAAAGAAATAGGTATAACTATAAGTTTTTTAATTAGTGGGTTATTTGGAGCTATCTTAATGGCATCTAAAAATACCGAAACCGGTATTAGATCAACTATATTATCTATTTTTGGTGGTATGGCAGCCGCAAATTACCTTACTCCCGTAATGATTGAATTACTTAATTTAAAAGAAGCTAAACTACAAAATGGGTTAGCTTTTATTGTTGGATTTTTAGGATTAAAATTAGTAGAAATACTAAGTAATAAATTCTTAAACCAAGTAGCTCCTCAATCAGAAGTTAAAAAACCAGTTAAAAAATTACCTATTAAAAAGAAAGTTACTAAAAAAGTTATTAAATGATTATAGAAAAAATAAAGAGTAAGCTATGGCTTACCTCAATACCCGTTGCAATAGCCGCATTATTATCAATGTCGGCAATAAAAGACATTGAAGATGCTCATGTAGAGTTAGATAATGGTAAACGAACAGCATATTACTTAAGGTGCTCAACAGACAGCCTAACATACTTAGCAATAGCATATACTGCTACAGGTAAGGAAAAATTTATCAATGAGTTTAATTCTCATCTAGAGAGAAGAAAGCAAATGAAATTTGATATTATACCTGAAGGTATGGTATATTACAATGAAGGTTTAAGTTTGAGCAATGAATTAGCAACAGTAATAGAGGCCCCAGCATTTGCTGCTATGAATGATACCGCATTTTTTACTGATCAATATTTATCTTATAAAACTAGAATTATTACTAGTATAGAAAATTTAAGAAATGTAACTTATGAAAAATCTAATGATAAATTGCAACGAGCAGTTTTAGAACTTAACATATATATTTATTTTTTAGTTTTACTATTATTGGGATTTGTTATGTTAATAAGATTTGATAAACCCTTAATTGTTAAACCCGTAAGAAAAAAGAAACCCATTAAAAAACCCATCAAAAAGAAATAAACATGAAAAAACATGCGCGTGTGAAACAAAATCAAACAGCTGAAACACATTCAGATGAAACCTCAGGTGGTGCCTCAATTGACACTACAACTACAGCATCTGCAGGAGTAGAAACGGGAGATGAAAATGCCTCAATTGGTATTGAAGTATCTGCTAAAACTGGAACAGAAGCATCAGTTGATGGTGGTTTAGATGGCAACAATGTATATTTAGAAGCAAATTATTCAGATACAACTGAAGTTCATGTTACAGTAGAGGGCCAAGCTAATGCTGAAGGATTTGGAGTTGGTGGTTCTGTAGATGCTTATGCAAAAACAGGAAACGAGGCTAGTCTTGAAGTAAGAGCAGGTGACGAAGGGGTAGTAGCAAACGGAAGTGTGTCAGCAGGTACATCAGTAGGTGTTGATGGAGAAGGAACAGTTGATCTAAGAGAAGGTTCAGTAACAGCTGGTGCAGGTGTGTCAGTTGGAGAGCAAGTTGGAATTGGTGGTGGTGGTGAAGCTACTTACGTAGACGGAGTGGCAACAGTAGGAGTTAGTGGTGAGGTAGCAGTATTGCTTGGAGTTGATGTTGATTTAAGTGTAAGCGTTGATACAAATCAAATAGCTGAAGATGCTCGATTAGCAGCAGAGGAGGCGGAAAAATTAGCAAAAGTGTCAAGGGAATTAGCTGAAGCGACTCAAAGAGAAGCTGATCGTTTAGCTTTAGAAGCACAACGATTAGCAGCAGAAGTAGCACAAAGAGAAGCTGATAGAATTGCAAACGAAGCTAAAGCGCAAGCCGAAGCAGCTCAAAAAGAAGCTAATCGTTTAGCAGCAGAATCAAAAAGAATTACTGAAGAACAAGCAGCAGCTGCTCAAAGAGAAACTGAACGTGTAGCTAGAGAAACTCAAGCAGCAGCAGAAGCAGCACAAAGAGAGACTGAAAGAGTAGCTCGTGAAACACAAGATGCTTTAAACAGAGCTGCAGAAGATGCTAAAAGATCAAAATGGAACCCTAAAAATTGGTTTTAATTAATATATAAAATAACTATAAAATAAAATAAAAATGGCAAAGTACACAAAAGAACAAGTTGAAGCAGCAGTAAAATCAAAAGGATATGTTTGGTTTGAAGGAGCAAAAGATTATGACGTAAACATCGTAGGTGTTAGAAACGCAGCAACGGGTCAAACAGTAACAAATGTATTTGATGACGTTATTACAGTATCCTATAAAGTAGGAGGTGAATGGCAATACAAAGAATGGACAAACACAACTGACCCAGGTAAAAAGGGTGTTCAACAATTCCACAATGCAAAAGGAGTTGCACGTTTAGTAGAAGGTCAATATAGAGGATCACATATTATTAGACTACATCAAGGGAAATACGAAGCTTTAGGTCAAGCAAAAAACGTTAAAGTATATCGTGATGCTAATAAAGATTTAAAGTTTGATGAAATAAAAATTGATGAAGGTGTATTTGGAATCAATATTCACAAAGCAGGAGTTGATTCTACTTATGTAGAAAATTGGTCAGAAGGATGTCAAGTATTTAAAAGATCTAAAGATTTTGAAGAGTTTATGACAATTTGTCGTAAAGCAAGAGATATCCATGGTAATTCATTCACATATACTTTGATTGAATCAACAGATATTAGGTAAATAACGGGGATTTTTAATGTCAACTAGAATACCCTTTCAATGGAACACAGCAAACTTTAAATGGAGCGCAACTAATCCAACTGATGGAAAAATATATCCTCCTAATGAAATAGTTACAGGAACAAATCTGTGGAATGATTGCGCTTTAATCATTGAATTAATTGATGCTTTACAAGGTGGTAAAAGTCCTGATGATTATTTTGATAAAGAACCTGATAAGAAAAAGAAATTTATTAAACTTTTATGTCAAGTTAAGGGCATAGAATATAAAGAAACTAAAAAGGTACTAAATCGTCAAATACGTATAGCCGATGTAACACTAGTAGCTAAAGAAATACTAGGAATTGATATTAAAATAAATAGATAATGTATATATTATACACAGATAAACAAGAAATATTTGAATGTTCTATATCACTAGAAGGTGCTTCTGTTAAAAATAGCCAAGCACGCTTATTAATAGAATCAGATAATTTAAACCTTTTATTTAAAGGAACTATTGATTCTAAAGGGAAATGTACCATTCCTATTAAAAAATTAAAAAACTTATTAGAAGAATCAACAAAAGGTAAAATTAAGCTTGAAGTTATAGCAGATGATACGTATTTTACACCCTGGGAATCGGATTTTGAAGTAGAAACAGCAAGAAAGGTAACAGTAGAAGTGAAATCACAAGCAAACCAAAATATTATAGCTGAATCTAAACCATCAATTAGTGTAAGAAACATTAAAGCTGGAGATCATATTCAAAATTTAACTCGAATACTTGTAAAAGAAAATATTGGCTTAACTAACATGGCTTCAAATAAAGTTAAATTAAATAATATTATATCTTCTTACTTAAAAATTAATAAAATCAGCGATGATGAAAAAAGCAGAATAATCGAAGGAATTATTCAAACATTAATATAAAAATAAGTTATGGCAGGACCTCTTAATTTATCAGGGTCAAATATTGAAGATACATATCAACGTGTTCTCCAAACAGATGGAACACTTATATATGATGGAACCGGATCACTTTTTACAATTTCAAGTAGCATTAATACTGGATCATTTGTAACTACATCTTCATTTAATGCATATACAGGTTCAAATACCTCACAATTTGCAGGTACTGCTTCATATGCTCAAACGGCTTCATATGTTCAAAATTCACAAACGGCATCATTTGTTCAAAATGCAGTAAGCTCAAGCTTTGCTTCAACGGCTTCATTTGCTAGAACCGCATCTTTTGTAAACCCGTTAACTCAAACTGTTAGAATAAGTGGCTCATTGATCCAAACAGGATCACATGCCCAAGGTTTAAGTACAACAGCAAACGGAGCCTATTCACACGCAGAAGGTTATGGTACATTAGCATCAGGATCATATTCACACGCAGAAGGTAATCTTACAATAGCATCAGGAGACTATTCACACGCGGAAGGTGTTGGTGCAATAGCATTCGGACCATATTCACACGCAGAAGGTGCTAATACAATAGCATCAGGATATGCTTCACACGCCGGAGGCAATAGTACAATATCGTCATATAGATTATACGTTGATGACTATACAGACGCAACAGGAGATATTATACTATCAGGAGATTTAACACCTTATTTTGCATCTAATACTCCTATAATAATACTTGATGACGGTCTTGCTTACACTGCCACTACAAGTATCCAAGCTCTTATATACGATGCTGGTACTAATACCACCACCTTTAACCTAGATGGTTACATAAGTAGTTATGTAGGATATTTGGTATCAACAACCACAGGAAACTATTCACACGCAGAAGGTGGTAGTACAGTAGCCTCCGGAGACTATTCACACGCAGAAGGAACAGGTACATTAGCGTCAGGATATACTTCACACGCCGAAGGTGTTAGTACAGTAGCCTCCGGATACTATTCACACGCAGAAGGCGAGTCCACAGTAGCACAAGGAATAGCTTCACACGCCGAAGGAGCAAGTACAATTGCAACCGGAAACGATTCACACGCAGAAGGCGAGTCCACAGTAGCACAAGGAGTAGCTTCACACGCAGAAGGTCGAGGAACAATAGCATCTGGATCATATTCACACGCAGAAGGTCGAGATACAGTAGCATCAGGAGCATATCAACACGTACAAGGACAATATAATATATCTTCTTCAGCACAAAGTGCTTTTATAGTAGGCAATGGTACATCACATGCTGCAAGATCAAATCTTATTTTTGCATCCGGTTCTCAAGTACAAGTAACTGGAAGTGTTATTGCAACTGCAGGATTTACCGGATCTTTACTTGGAACCGCTACAACAGCAAGCTATGTTTTAAATGCTATAAGTTCAAGTTTTGCTACAACTGCTTCATTTGCTATATCCTCTTCAAGAGCAGTAAGTTCAAGCTTTGCTACAACAGCATCTTATGTACAAAATGCTCAAACTGCTTCATATGTTTTAAATGCAGTAAGTTCAAGCTTTGCTTCAACAGCATCATTTGTAAGAACAGCACAAACAGCATCATTCGTTCAAAATGCGGTAAGTGCTTCATTTGCACCAGACACAACATTCCCGTACACCGGTTCAGCAAGAATTACAGGCTCGTTAGGAGTAACCGGATCATTCAACCAAGGATCAGCTTCATTAGCATCAGGCCTATTTTCTCATGCACAAGGATTTGCTGTAACGGCCTCAGGAATATATTCACACGCAGAAGGTTTTAATACAAAAGCATCAGGATCATATTCACACGCAGAAGGATATTATACTGTAGCACAAGGATTATATTCACACGCAGAAGGTTATAATACAACGGCAACTGGGCTTGCTTCACACGCCGAAGGTGATAATACAACGGCAACCGGTGACGCATCACACGCAGAAGGTTTAAATGCATCATCAGTTGGGGGATACTCACACGCAGAAGGTTATAGTACAGTAGCACAAGGATTATATTCACACGCAGAAGGATATAGTACACAAGCATCTGCATTATATTCACACGCAGAAGGAGTAGCTACATTAGCATCAGGAGTGGGTTCTCACGCAGAAGGAGGATACACATATGATAATGATGGTGAAGTAGTAGAATCCGGAGGAACAGCAAGTGGTGACGCATCACACGCAGAAGGTCTTTATACAGTAGCGTCAGGATTGGCTTCACACGCAGAAGGTAATCAAACAACAGCAACCGGAAACTATTCACACGCCGAAGGTATTTTTACAAGAGCATCCGGACAAGGTTCACACGCAGAAGGTTTTGGTACAACAGCCTCCGGAGACTATTCACACGCAGAAGGTTTTAATACAGTAGCATCAGGAGCATATCAACACGTACAAGGTCAATACAACCTCTCCTCCTCAGCTCAATCTGCATTTATAGTAGGTAACGGTACATCATATGCTGCAAGGTCAAACTTAATCTTTGCTTCAGGATCACAAGTACAAGTAACTGGATCTTTAATAGTATCTGGGTCAAGTACCTTTACAAACATAGGGCCAGCAATATTTAGTGGAAGTGTTACTTCAACTGCCGGATTTACAGGGTCAATCCAAGGTACAGCTCAAACGGCCTCATATGTTTTAAATGCAGTAAGTTCAAGCTTTGCTCAGACCGCATCATTTTTTAGTGGAACTGTTGTAAGTGCATCATTTGCTTCAACAGCTTCATTTGCTATATCTTCATCAAGAGCTGTAAGCTCAAGCTTTGCTACAAATGCGATAAGTGCTTCATATGCACCAAGTGCAGGTGGTGCAGCATTCCCATATACAGGATCCGCACAAATAACCGGATCATTAATAGTAACCGGATCAACTTCGATACGAGGAACTCTAAACCAAGGATCTGCATCTTTAGCAACCGGATTATTTTCTCATGCACAAGGATTTGCTGTAACGGCCTCAGGATCATATTCACACGCAGAAGGACAACAAACAACAGCAAAAGGTGCATATTCACACGCAGAAGGTATTAGTACAATAACATCAGGATCATATTCACACGCAGAAGGTAGTAGTACAACAGCACGAGGAGACTATTCACACGCAGAAGGATATAGTACAACAGCAAACGGAAACTATTCACACGCAGAAGGATATAATGCAGTAGCCTCCGGAGACTATTCACACGCAGAAGGTGTTAGTACATCAACAACCGGATACTATTCACACGCAGAAGGATTTAATACAGTAGCAAATGGACAAGCTTCACACGCAGAAGGAAGTCAAACAACTGCTACAGGTTTTTACTCACATACTGAAGGTATATTTACTGAAGCAAATGGAGATGTCTCACATGCTGAAGGAGTTCAAACTAGAGCGAATGGTAAAGGTTCCCATGCAGAAGGAGGTTGGTGGTATTATGATGATGGTGATTTCTTTTTTCCAGGTGGAATAGCAGCTGGAGATGCATCTCACGCAGAAGGACTTAGTACATTAGCAAGTGGAGAAGGCGCACATGCTGAAGGATATTATACAACAGCTAGTGGAAATAGCTCACACGCTGAAGGATACTACACAGTAGCAAATGGTGCTTACCAACACGTACAAGGCCAATACAACCTCTCCTCTTCAGCACAAAGTGCTTTCATAGTAGGTAATGGTACAGCAGATGCTGCAAGGTCAAACTTAATCTTTGCTTCAGGATCACAAGTGCAAATAACTGGATCTTTAAAGATAAAAGATATTTTACAACTATCTCTAAGAACAACAACTCCTACAGCTGAAGAAGGAATGATTATAGCATCAGGGTCAGCAGGATCAAGTAAAGTATATTATTACAATGGTACAAGTTGGAATGCATTATTTTAAAACAAGTATGCACTAGTATTAACAACTTACTAATCAGGTGGTACAGCAATTACAACAAGTGTAACTAGTACAGCAGATACTTTTGTAAATATGGAAGGAATATGGATAAGAACCGCTAGACGACCATAAACCAATTTAATATTCAATAATCCTATATAATATTTGGGTATTTACTATAATTTTCTTATATTTTAATTTAATCAAAACATATTAAATACTTTAAAAATTTAAATTAATAATAAGAGTTAATTTTTGCATAATTTTTTATATAGTTATGTATGTATATATATCATATACCCCTATGAATTTTAAGGAATATGCGGTTATATACAATATAAATGAGTTATAAACATATTTATATCCATGGATTTAAATAAAATATTTGGATTATTTAGTGATGAAGAACCTAAGTCTTTAAAGGAAAAATCCCAATTAATAGATGATATATTAGATTTTAAGGAACATCCTTTATTTTGGGTAGGTATGTTTAAAAAACTTATTCAAAATCATAAATTATTTAATAAAGAAATAATTGGATTCTTCTCTATTTTAGATCAAGAATTGGATATTGATGATGTTGAACAAGCTGGGGAATTTGTAGTATACAATAAAGCTTTTTCCTGGATTGAAAAAATAGATATTAATAATAAACTTCACCAAAATTCTATTTTAAAATTTACGGATAATACTTTTCTATCATATTTAAAAAGTTCAATTTTATATTTTGAAAAGTTTGAAGAGTATGAGAAATGTGCCCATCTAAAAAACATTCAAAATATTGTAGAGAAGTTTTTAAACTAAACTTGGAGCCCTAATTCTATATTATTATATTTAAAATACGGAGAAAAAGAAAAAATAAACAGATATGAAAAATAGAGAGATTATAATGAGAAGGTTAGAGAGAGCAGAGGGGGAGATAGGAAAGATTAATGTAATGTTAAATCGAGGTGGATCAAGAGAACAGGTAGAAGAATCATTAATTGTTCTTAGAGAATCTATAGATGATGCTAAAGCATTCATTCAACAAGAACCCTTAAGTCCTGGAGAAATAAATAGGTTTTAATTTAAATAAATAGTTATGAATTTTACTGCTGAACAAATCCAAGAAAATTGGAATGAATTAATGAATTATATTGAAAAATATATTTCTGAACCTCGAAAAGAAAATCTTATCCAATTTTATAAAACATATGAAGACAGAATTATTTTAATGCCTGCTGCTCATAAAAAAGAATACCATAATTCATTCCCAGGAGGATATGTAGAACATGTTCTGCGTGTTATCCGATGTGCTATTAAACAAGCTACATTATGGGAAGAAGAAGGTTGTGATATGTCTACTTTTACAATGGAGGAACTCGTATTTTCAGCTTTAAATCACGATTTAGGTAAAATGGGGAGTGAAAACGAAGAGTCTTATATACCTCAAACAGATAATTGGAGACGTGAAAAATTAGGAGAGGAGTATATGTTTAATACTAAAGTTCCATTTGCTTCGGTTCCCGATAGAGGTTTATTTTTACTTCAATCACACGGTATTTCATACACATTTAATGAAATGATTGCTATTCAAACCCACGATGGTTTATATGATGAAGCAAATAAAAAATACCTTCTATCATTTATGCCAGAGCAAAAACCTAGAACATCTTTACCTTTTATCCTACATCAGGCCGATTTAATGGCAGCACGCATTGAATTTGAACGTGAATGGTTACCTAAATTAAATAATAGCGTGGATGGGTCAAAGAAAAAATTTATATTAGATTCAAATAAAAAATCATTCTCAAAACCCGCAGCTCAAACAAAAGCACTAGGTTCATTAAAAAATGAGAAACTTAAAAATTTATTAGACAACTTATGATAGTAGCAATAATAATTTTAGGTTTAATGGTTGTAATCTTAGGATATACAACCTTTAATCTCCTACGTAAAAACGAAAAACAAGAAGATATTCTAACAGGGTATATGTCCTATTTAAATAAAATCTCAGAAACAATAGAATCATCAGATAAAAAACTAAAGGAAGTTGATATCAAAGGAAGTTTCAAATCAGATGATGAGATAGGATTTTTCTTTCAACAAATTCAAAGTATTCAAACTATATTGAATTCTTTTATAATTAAAAATGTTGAAAAATAATGGAAGTCTTAGTTAAAAAAAAGAAAAAAGGAGTACAATATTTTACTAAAGAAACTGAGGATGCTATTATTCTTTATAATAGTACAACAGATCCTGAAATAAGAAGTAGACTTTATAATGATAAAATTCATTATGCTTTTTTTAAACTTACCGAAAATATTATCCATACATTTAAATTTTATTACACAGAAGTAGATAATATTACAGATCTCCAGCACGAAGTAATAACATTTTTACTATCTAAAATTCATTTATTCAAACCAGAAAAAGGAGCAAAAGCATTTTCTTATTTTGGAACAATTGCTAAACGTTATTTGATTTTATCAAATCAGAAAAACTACAAAAAACGGGTTGATACTGCTCCTATTGAAATTCTAGAAGAATCAGAAAATCACTCTTATAATCTTGATGAATCTTCATATAATGAACGTTTATCTTCTTTTATTGATCTTTATATAGAACATTGTACTCAAAATATATATGAATTATTCCCAAAAGAATACGATGCCCGAATAGCAGATGCAATTTTAGAATTATTTAGAAAAAGAGAAAATTTAGATATTTTTAATAAAAAAGCCCTTTACATCTATATTCGAGAAATAATAGATGTTAAAACCCCAAAAATTACAAAAATAGCTAATCAGCTATATGATATCTTTAAACAAAATTATGTATTTTATTTAGAACAGGGATATACAAAGTTTTAGTTTTAATATTTATAATAAACTAAACAATATATTTATGTCACAATTTGATAATATAGTCTTTGGTAAAAAGAAATTTTCTGATCTTCTAGAAGAAATTTATAATAACCAACAAAAAAAAGATAAACAGGTAACATCTCTTATAAATGAATTAAAACCCTTAATATCAGATATTGGGGACGCTACTTTAGTAGTCCCTTTGATTAAAGAATATATGGATATAAGTGTTAAGAATGATGATATCTTAATTAAAATGGCTGCACTTGCTCAACGAGCAATGCAAACACAAATGGCAGACGGTACCTTAACAATTACTGATGAAGAAAAAGATCAGCTTTTATCAGCAATGAATGAATTAAAAGGAGATAAATAATGGCTTTATCATATGGTTTATCGGCTCAAGAAGATCAAAATCGTAGTCATTTTATTAAAAATGGAAGTTTTACAATACTTCCTGTAAGAGTACATTTTTCTTTTATAAATCTTGAGAAAATTAAAATTGATACTCCTAAATTATTTAAAAAATATGGGGGATATAACACTTTAGGAGGTATTTTATTTGATTCTTTTACAAACCCTATTCTTGTTAGTAATACATCACAAGAAGATAATTTACTTAATAATTATAATTTTGCAAAACCTTTATTTCCAAATATTCAACATATTCCTTTAATAAATGAAATAACATACGTTGTACCATTCCCCTCTACTAATACACAAAATCCTAGAAATATAGATTTAAATCAAGTAGATTATTATTATTTTCAACCTCTTAATATGTGGAACACATTACATCAAAATGCTTTCCCAGACCCCTTAACAGATTTTAATAATGAAAATGATACCCAAACAACTAATACTACTTACCAACAAACTCAAGCCGGAGCTTCTATCAATCAAGATGCTCCTGAATCTGAAATTAATTTAGGAAAAACATTTAAAGAAAAAGATAATATTAAATATTTACAACCTTATGAAGGAGATATAATTTATGAAGGTAGATGGGGTCATAGTATTCGTTTTGGTTCAACAGTTCCAAATCAAAATCCATGGTCAAACATTGGTGAGAATGGAGATCCAATTTTAATTATAAGAAATGGCCAAGCACCATCAACCACAGAACCTTGGATACCAACTATTGAAGAAATAAATAAAGATTTAGGTTCAATATATTTTGGAAGTACCCAACAATTACCCTTAGAGGCCGCCTCTACAACTTATTCAAGTTATCAAACTTCTTCTACTACACCTATTGCCCCAAATCAATATAGTGGTAGTCAAATTATTATAACATCTGGGAGATTAGTTTTTAATAGTTCCGAAGATCATCTTCTTTTAAGCTCAAATTCTTCTATTAATTTAAATGCTGTAAATAGCATAAATTTAGATACAGATAATGTAATTATTCAAAGTAAAAATTTATATTTAGGAAATAAAGATGCTGATGAACCCTTACTTTTAGGTAATCAAACAGTAGATTTATTAGATACATTAATAGAAGCTTTAAAATCATTTTTATCTATATGTGAAACAGTAGTAGGAACCCCTCCAGGAATACCTTTAGCCCCTTTAAATGTTATGGCCGTTAAAATAAACGTATCATTAGAACAAATCCAAGCACAACTAAAAGATATTACCTCTAAAACTAATTTTACAAGCTAATGAAAATAGATGTAAATAAAGCAAAAAACATTGTGGATGGGGCTAAATCAGTTACCTCTGGATCTTCACCAAATACAACCAATACAATCCCTGGTAGTTCAAGTATTTCTCAATCCGGATCTACTAACCTTTTAACAACTTCAAAAGCTAAAAATAAAAAAGATGGTTTATCTCTTAAAGAGTATCATGAAAAAAAACAATTAGAAGCAAAAAAAAGGAGAGAAGAATTTGACAAAGAAAAAAAAATAAGAAAAGATAAAAGAGAACAAAATAAAAAAGATAGAAAAGCTAATAAGGATGCAGCAAAAGCAACTGAAAGTAATACTCCTAAAGAGCAAAAACCTAAAGGTCCTAGTAAATTAACTCCTATTATAAATAAATTATTAAAAAAACTTCCACAAAGGATAATTCCTATATTAACGGCTATGACCTTAAAATTCATCTCAGATGAATTAAATAAATGTCCCTCAGCAGAAACAACTCAAAAATCACTAGATGAATTAAATAATATTATTAAAGATTTAAATAATACAGCTGCAAAAATTGATGGTTTTTCAAAAAAAATGGATCCAATTGTTGTAGGAATTAATGTTACTTTAGATATAGTAAAAACTCTAAAGAAAACACTCCCTATATTATCGGCGGCCGCAAAACCTATACCACAAGTTCCCGGAGCTATAGTAGTAGCAATAGATGATCTAGATTATCTTGCTAATTTTTTATTATTTAACGAAGATGGATCTGAAAGAATAGCCCCAATTCTAGCGGGTATAAATGGATTATCTGTTTCTATTGCTATGTTTTCCCTTATTTTAAAACAAATATCAGGAATCATAGCAGGTATTATTCCTTTATTACAAAGATGTCTGACTAAACCAGACACCCAAGATGTTCTTTCAACTAGATCCTTAAATATTCCTCTAACTACAAATTTAATCCCTCTTGAAAATCAAGGTGAAGAATTTTTAGATAATGAATTTTTAGATAATGAAGTTTTAGATAATGAATTTTTATTAGATAGTTTTTTAAATTCAACCCCCAACCAACCCTCTATTACACCTAATCAGTCTATAGAACCCTTTTCTGATATAGCTAAACAATATATAGAATACGGAAGTGCTAATTATAATAATTATGAAGAAACTTCTTATAATGGATTTGATATAAAAATTGAAGAAGTTCCTTTCACATCAACTGTAATAAGAAAAAAAGCAGTTGGATATTCACCAAGTGGTATTGCTCTAATTCAAACAGAATTATCATTTACTACAAACAATCAAACATTAATATCAGAATTAAAATTAATTATTGATAGAGATGATTTAAAAGCTTATTAATTTAATATTTATAAACAATGAAAACTAATGATTTTAAAATTTTAATAAAACAAGCGGTAAAAGAAGCTATTCAAGAAGAATTAAAAGATATTCTTTTAGAAGCAATTCGTTCCCCTAAAACAATAGTAACTGAAACTCTTCAAAATACTTATGCACAACCTCAAATCACTAACCCTAGAACTTTAACCCCTACAGAAAGGCGTGAAATGTTTGGTGGTATTTTAGGTGAAATGCAAAATGGAGGAACTATAACATCACAATATGCAAATGAATTTCAACCTCAATCTGTAGATAATATCAATGGTGCTTTACCCTCAGGAGAAGTAGGATTAGATATGATAATGGGTTTAATGAATAAATAACAATAATGGCTATAATTGTTCAAAATAGATTTCCAATAGATTCAATAGATCGAAAAGCCATAGGAGTTAATATACCTTTTAATGCTCCTTCTGTATTTCAATCTAATTATTTAACTCGAGATGCTATTAAAAATAATTTAATTAATTTTTTTTTAACCAACCCTGGAGAAAGAGTATTTAATCCATTTTTTGGAAGTGGAATAAATAATTTAATAAACATGAACTTTTTAGATACTATTGATGTTGAATTTGTTAAGAAATTTTTAAAAGATCAAATTTACCAATATTTTCCATTTGTAGGGATAGAAGAAATTAATCTTGTAGTAAATAAAGAAAGCAATCAATTAGGAATTATTATGAAATATCAAGTAGAAAATTTTGGTATTCAAGATGAAATTAATATAACATTATAAAATGAGTATTAAAAGAGATATAAAATATACTAACAGAGACTTTACCTCATTACGAAATAGTCTTATAGATTATACTAAAACGTATTTTCCAAACACATATACCGACTTTACAGCAGCATCCCCAGGAATGATGTTTATAGAAATGGCGGCTTATGTAGGAGATGTTTTATCTTTTTATGTAGATAACCAATTCCAAGAAACTTTTATTCAATATTCTCGCCAAACTCAAAATTTATATGATTTAGCATATATGTTAGGATATAAACCAAAAGCTACAACCTCAGCTATAGCAGACATAGAACTTTATCAACAACTTCCGGCAACAATTTCCGGTAGTGTTACAATCCCCGATTTTTCTTATGCTCTACAAATCCCATCTAACACACCAATTTCATCAATTTTTAGTGGAAGTCTAGCATTTTTAATTACAGACAAAACTAATTTTGCTGTTAGTAGCTCAACAGATCCAACAGAAATAACAGTTTACCAAACCGCAGGGGGTCTTCCTACTTATTATTTAATTAAAAAAATAAGAAAAGCAATATCGGCAACAGTTAAAACAAGATCTTTTTCATTTAGCTCTCCTATCCCTTTTGATTCAAGAACTATAACAGATGATAAAATCATAGGAATCTTAGATATTACAGATTCAACAACAGGAGATAAATGGTATGAAGTAGATTATTTGGCCCAAGATTCAATCTATGAAACTCTTACTAACTCAAATCCAAATGATCCAAATTATCTAAATAACCCAGATGTCTCTAATTTATTAAGGTTAAAGCAAGTTCAAAATAGATTTGCAACTAGATTTTTAGATAAAACTAACTTACAAATCCAATTTGGTTCCGGAGATCCATCAGATACAACTGAACAAATAATTCCAAACCCTGATAATGTTGGTTTAGGTCTTCCAACTAATCAAAGCAAATTAACTACAGCATTTGCCCCTACAAATTTTATATTTACAAATACTTATGGTATTGCTCCTTCAAATACTACACTAGTTGTTAGATATATTGTTGGTGGTGGAGTATCATCAAATGTTCAAGCTAATGCTCTTCAAGATTTAAATACTAATACTGTAACTTTTATAAATTCATCATTAGCTAATAATAATTTAGCTCAACAAATTTTTGGTACATTATTAGCAACAAATCCAAGAGCCGCCTCTGGTGGATCAGATGGGGATAATATAGAGGAATTAAGACAAAATTCTTTAGGTAGTTTCCAAGGTCAATTAAGAAATGTAACTTTTGATGATTATGTAATTAGATCTTTAAGCCTTCCCGCAGAATATGGAACTGTAGCTAAAGTATATGCTTCAAAACCAGATGCAACTTCACGTTCTATAAGTACTATAGATTTATATGTATTGTCTTATAATAATACAAAACAATTAACAAATGCTTCAAACGGTTTAAAAAGAAATTTAAACACTTATTTATCTCAATACAAAATGATTAGTGATTCAATTGGTATTAAAGATGCTTTTATAATTAATATAGGAATTAATTTTGAAATTATAACAACCCCAGGTTCTAATTCTGATGAAATTTTATTAAAATGTATATTAGCATTAAAAAATATATTTGATATTGATAAATGGCAAATTAATCAACCTATTTTGTTAAGAGATTTATTTATAACTTTAGATGCAATTGATGGAATTCAAACAGTTAAAGAAATAAATTTTGTTAATAAAACAGATTCAACTCTTGGATATTCAGATTATTCATATGATATTTCAGCGGCAACCGCAAATAATGTCATATATCCTTCATTAAACCCAATGATTTTTGAATTAAAATACCCTGACTCAGACATACAAGGTAAAGTAGTACCTTTATAATATAAAATAAAATGGCAGTATATAAATTATTCCCTACTAAAGATGCAACTTTGTATTCTATATTACCAAATATGAATACAGGATTAGATGAAATTATTGAAGCAACTGAAACCTCATTTGCTTATTCTGATCCAAACCCACAAACTAGTCGTTTTTTAATTAACTTTTCAGAGGATGAAATAGATGATGTTTTAGATAATAAAATAAAAATTAATGGAACTTCATCTAAATTATTAGACAATACTTTATGGAAAGCGAATTTACAATGCTTTATTGCTACTTCAACGGGTTTACAAGCAAATACTACAGTTGAGTGTTATCCTGTTTATGGTGATTGGAATATGGGTACTGGAAGATATTTAGATGACCCTGAACAAACTAATGGAACAAGCTGGATTTGGAAAACATACTCAGGATCCATAGGAGGTCAGTGGTTAACCTCAAGTTTTCCATCTTTTATAACAGCTTCATATAATACTACTTATGCCTCTGCGGGTGGTGGTAATTGGTTTACAGGCTCATCTGTTGCTTGGTTTAATTCAAATACATACCCTATTTCAGCATCTACAACTTTTGGATTTTATGATACAAAAGATTTAAATTTAGATGTAACCAATATTATTAGAGCTAGATACACAGGATCAGTTTCACAAGATGGATTTATTGTAAAGCAACTAACTGAATTTATAAATGATCAAGAAGTTCAACCTGAATTAAAATATTTTTCCAGAGATACTCATACAATTTATCCCCCATCATTACAATTTAGTTGGAGAGATTATACCTGGAATTCAGGATCTTCTTCTATGGAAATATTAAATACACTTCCATCAACAATAACCTTAGCTCAAAACCCTGGTGTTTTTTACCCTCAAAGTTATAATAGATTTAGGATAAATGCTCGCCCAACATATCCTCCTCAACTTTGGCAAACTAGTTCTGTTTATACAAATAATTATTATTTACCTACATCGTCATATTGGGCTATTAAAGATTTAGATACAAATGAAATGGTTGTTGATTTTGATACCCAATATACTCAATTAAGTGCAGATTCAAGCTCAAGTTATTTTGATATTTATATGAATGGTTTAGAACCTGAAAGATATTATGCTATTTTGATCAAATCAGACATAGCAGGAACAATTCAAGTATTTGATGATCAATATTATTTTAAAATAATTAACGGATAATGGCTAATTTACCTATAGTTAAACAAGTATTTGCAAAAAAAGCATTTAGTGATACCATTAATACTACTTTTACAGAATTAAATACTCCTATTACCCCTCCTGTTCTTCCTCCATTACCTTCAATATCTGAATTTTTTGAATATTATCAATCTTTATTTTATATTATACCTAAGTTTGGAGACACAGAATCTCATCAGTACCTTGCTTTAACAAGTCAAGAATATATAGGATCTGAAAATATAGGTAATGAAGTAATAGATGCTTTATTAGCAGAATTAACAGAACTTAGACAAGAAAATGTTGAATTAAACGAAAGATTTACCCAAACAGCTCTTAGCTCAGCACAAGATGCCTTAAAAGCTCTACAAAAATAAGATGATTAATATTATTAATATAGACCCAAGTACATTAACTCTTCAAAATATTAGTCCTGAAGATGTTTCTGTTATTCCTAATGTAATTGTTACATCTTCATTTAGTCCTGTAAATAGTAAAATTGAATATTTTATTTATGATTCTAATAATTCTCTTTTAGCATCAAATGAAGATTTAAGATCATATAAACCGGCATTAACTACACCCGAAGGAAATATAGTTGATATAATACTTACCCCTGAAGAAGATGCAATTAATGCAGGATATGATACGGGAATTATAAAAACTATTTATAATTTTATAACGCCTGAATTAGGATCTGGATTAGGATCTGAAGGAGGTGATTTTTTTATTAGTGAAATATCATCAACTAGAACCGAAATTAGATTAAGTTCTAATCTAAATCCATTGTTTAACGTTACTGGGGTTGATTCTGTAAATTTTTTAAATAGTTCTAATTATGAAATATATAATACATTTAGACAAAATGTAGAAACCAATAATTATTTTGATGAATTTTATTTAAATTTCGGTAATAATATATGTGTTGTAGCTGTAAATTCATTATTAGAATTTGATTCTGAAAATAATACTATTTCTTTACTAATTAAATTATATGAACCTCTTCCAATAGGTATTAATACAAAAACAGAACTTTTTATTTTTACTAAAAATGCAGAATCTGTTGCGTATCAAATAGAATTTCAACAAGAAAATATATTCCAAGATACAACAATTCAACTTAAAGGACCAAATTATAATATTTCTTTAAAAGATAAAACAGGTCCCTTAACTCAATATAAAAATTATGATGAGATCCTTTCTACAACATTATCGGGATCTTTATTTCAATTAATTAATAATATATCTTCTTCTTCACCTCAACTTTCTACAGATTATACAGATTATGAAGATTTTATATTTTTCTCTTCAGCTTATCAAAGATTATATAATTTTAAAGAAAAAGTATCAAATATTTCTTCATCTCAAGCTCAATTAAATTTAATTTATTCTAGCATATCGGGATCAACAAATAATACATCCCCTATTTCTTCAAGTAAATTATTAATAGAAAAAGAAATAGAAACTATAATTTCTAGTTTTGATGGATATGAAAACTTTTTATACTATACCTCAGGGACATATGCTTGGCCTAAATCTAATGCTCAAGCTCCATATGTCTTATATCCCCCTACTAGTAGTCAATCCATTACTTGGTATGATAATCAACTAAACACAGCAGCCGAGTATGATTCTACTAATCAAAATAACTTAAATGAAATTATTCCTTTATATTTAAGAGAAAATTTAAGTAATACTAATTATTTTATATTTATTAACTTAATTGGTCAATTTTTTGATGAAATATGGTTATATACAAAAGATATTACTGAAAAACTAAATGCAAGTTCTAATTTATATGAAGGAGTTTCTAAAGATTTAGTATCAACTGTATTAGAATCTTTAGGTACTAAAATATATGATAGTACTTATACTTTAGAAAATATATATAGTTCATTAATTGGCCTTTCATCTAATGGTTCTTTATACCCATCTACTGGAAGTGAATTAATTACAAATTATGTAACAGCTTCAATATCAAGTCCTGAAGATCTTCCTACAATTGATGATTTTGTAAAATTATCTTATAAGAAAATTTACCATAATTTACCTTATTTATTAAAGAAAAAAGGAACAAATGCTGGATTAAGATCACTAATTAATATTTTCGGTATCCCTGATACAATTTTGCAAATTAATGAATTTGGAGGCAAAAATAAAACAGAAAATAATGATTGGGATTATTGGCAAAATAAATTTAATTATAAAGCAGATCTAGATCACAATGGCTTCGCAGTAATTGATCTCCCTTTTAGAGCTTATACAGATTGGCACTCCCCCGATGATGTTCCTTCAACAGTTCAATTTAGATTTAAATCTACAGGATTGCAAGATGCACTTTTATATCCTTCCCAAAGCATATTTAGTTCACTTTTTGATTCATTTGCTGTTGTATTAGAATACACAGGGTCGGGATATACAAGCGGATCTTACTCAGGATCAATCCCCAATCCTTTAAATGAATATGGTACTCTAAAATTCATTCCTGACTCATATTCCCAACCCTCAATCTCCGCAAGTATATATTTACCATTTTTTAATGAAGGTTGGTGGTCTGTAATGATCACCCGAGTAAATAATACTTTTTCTTTATCTGCCGCTAATAAAATATATGATGGAGATGATGGATTTATTATAGGATACACAGGATCCTCAACTATAAGCTCATCTAATTTAGATTTCCAGTGGATAAGTGAATACCAAGCTCAATTTGGATATTTATACCCCCCTCAACCAATCGGATATCAACTATATACAGGATTTAGAGGTTCTTTACAAGAAATAAGATATTATACTACCCCATTAACTCAAGATATTTTTTATGATTTTACCATGAATCCATACTCTATAGAAGGAGTAGGTATTAATGGTGCTTATGAACAATTAATGTTTAGAGCTCCTTTAGGAAATGATCTTTATCTAAAAACTAGTTCAATCCACCCTAAAGTTACAGGTTCATCATATACAGAAATGACTGCATCTTTTTATACTGGGTTTAGTGAATATAATATCTATTCTATTACTTCTTCCGTAAATAGAGAATTTATATTTCAAGATCAAATTCCTGCAGGAATAAAAAATACTGTATCTAAAAAAATTAAAAATGTATCTACTGTTTTACCTTATAGTGGATCAAATGAAGTTAATCTCCCTCAAAACTTAACATTATCCCCTTTTATTAATATAAATCAAGATAGTTATAACAGTTCTTCATATAATGAAAATATTAATTATGTTGAGGTAGCATTTTCCCCACAAAATGAAATTAATGATGATATTAATGCTCAAATAGGATATTTTAATATTGGAGAATATATAGGAGATCCTAGATTAGTATCCTCTTCCGAAGAATCATATCCTGATTTAGATGTTATAAGAAATGAGTATTTTAAAAAATACTATAAGAACTATAATTTATGGGATTATATAAGAATTATCAAATATTATGATAATGCTTTATTTAAAATGATTAAAGATTATGTACCTGTTAGAAGTTCTCTAACAACAGGTGTTGTAATCAAACAACATATTCTAGAAAGAAACAAATACCCTGTTCCTCAATTTAATACGCATACTACAACTTCTTTTTATGGAAGTGGATCAACTCCTAACATTGTTTGGGATACTCCTTTTGTATTTCAAAATCTAGAAATCACAGGATCTTCAATCCAGATGTATGAAATTTCAAGTAGTACAGGAGGAACAATGCCTGATTTATTTGGATTAACCTCATCTCAATATACCGGAAATGGTATAATTAATATTACCCAAAGTTGGACAGGTTCAACTCCCTCCAACTTAGGACCGGTTCTATTTACAGATTCAACTCAAACAGAATTTTATAATGGTGAATTAAGTGGCTCTATTCTCCAAGTAACAGATGGTGTATTATCTGATTCTACTTTAGATCTGATTCAAATATATTCAACAAGTTCACTAAATAATGGAAGTTCATTTACAAATCAACCATCAACTCCTTATACAACCCCACCCCCAAATCCCTCCCTTGCCTTAGCTTATGGATTTAATATAGCAAAATCTTATTATGTTACATTTACAGTAACTAATTCACCTCTAAGTACAAATCCCGGTGGTGCTTTTATATATGATAACTCAGGAAGAATATTCCGTAATACTACAACATCACCATTCCCAACAGCAAATACAACCCTAACTCAAACAATTTTTATTACTAACCCAGTTGCCCCTTTGTATTTTGGAGAAAATGCAGGCGGAGGTGTAACAATTTCAATATCTAATATAACTGTAGAAGAATTTAATGAAGAATTTGACACAAACCCCGTATCTAATAATGCTGTTGTAAGTAGACCAAATAGTGAATTTTTTGATGTTGATTTTTCCTCAAATGCTATAACGGCCGTAAATACTCTTTCAATTGTTAGTGCCTCTAGGGGATCAGGAAGTGCAACACCATCAACAGTTCCTTCTTCAAATTATTCTACACTTAGAATTACCAATCCAAGATATAATGGTAGTAAAAACACCTCTCCTAATTTTAATATAGGTGCACAAAACACTATTCCCGTAATAACATCAGAAGCAACATTCTTTGCTTACTTTACAGGTTATCAAACAACAAAAGCTGAACTTTTATCAAAAACATCATTTAATATTAAATTTATAGTTGATGATTTAGGTAATGTTTATAATCCAAGCTTAACAAGTTCATATTATTATAATTTAACTAAAACTTTTAATGAAAATAATAGAGCAAAGGTTATTTTTTATAGTCAAACCTCTAGTCTTGAAACAAAATTTTCAGGTCTTAAATCTGTTATAAAATCGGCAGCCCTACCCCAAGCAATTATTTTTACACAAACCGGAAGTAATTCAACCCAATCACTTAGTACAATATTTTTTAATAATTTAACTGCTCCTCTTAATTATGGTCTTCAAACAGAAGCAACATACTCATATGCTGGAACACCTACATGGGCCTATGAACAGAATCAATTTATTACTTTTGTAGCCCCAATAACATCAGGAAGTTCTGCTCTTGTATCAGTTCCAAATCCTTCATCCTCAGTTATTTTATCTTCTAATCCCTTAATACAGCTAATTCCAAAACTTAATCTTAATGTACAGTTATTTGACCCACTAAATGGATCTCCAAATGGTTTATTAGATGTAGAGTTTGTAAAAACTAATCCAAAATTTCAATTAGGAAATGAACAAGTTATATATAATGAAACAATATCAATCCCCGCGAATAATACATTAACCTCTTTACAGTTTACAGCTCCTCCTCAATCTATAATATCTGAAAGTCGTTATTTTGTAAGAGCAAGATTAAGACCAGTATACAATTCCTCCTATTTTTCATCAAGTATTGTTGGTGCCAGTAATATAATTAATTTTACAGCAAGTGGAAAATTTTATTTTACACAAGATCCTCCATTTGGTGCTCCAACTTCATCTTTTTTTACTACGGGCTCTCCTACATCTTCTATATTAACATCCTCTGCTTTTAATTCAAACTTTTATGGTCTTTCCCAAATTGAAACTTCAGGTTCTTCATATGATTTTCCTTATCAACCTTTTATTATAAATAGAGGAGACCAAATAAGATTCTCAGCAGATGAAAATCAATCATATATGATTACAGACGTTAATTCCCCTGTACAAAATATTTCTAATTCTTTATTTCTAACACTAGATAGAAATTTAATATCAGGCTCTAATATTAATTCATTTTTAATAAAAACTTTTACACCTAATCCAAATGTAGTAGTTCTTAATATAGATAATCCAAATGGAGTATCAAAAGAAATTTCTGGATTTTTAGTACCCGAATTTTCTTCTCAAACACTTATAAATAAGTTTGACACTATTATCTCTAATTTATCTGAAAAAGGATTACTTTAATATATTTATAATAAAATAAAAAATAACAAATGGGATATTTAAATAACTCAGTAGTAACAATAGATGCTATTTTAACAGACACAGGCCGTCAATTATTAGCTCAAAATGATGGTTCATTTAGAATTACACAATTTGCTTTAGCGGATGATGAAATTGATTATACACTTTATAATCCCAACCACCCCTCAGGTTCTGCGTATTATGGGCAAGCAATTGAAAATATGCCTTTATTAGAGGCTTTTCCTCAAGCAACACAAGTAATGAAATATAAACTTGTAACTTTACCTCGAGGAACTGCTAAAATGCCTATTCTTGATTTAGGATATAGTGCTATTACAATTAAACAAGGAGCTTCATTAGCTATTACCCCTCAAACATTAAATTATTTAGGTGGTAACAATAGTGAAACTAGTGGATACACAGCAACAATTTCAGATGTTAGATTATTTAGTACATTTGAGGGTATTGGTATTAATACAGCTCAAGCCCAATCCTTAAACACAAATACGCTAGGTACTACAGTATCTAAAACAGTAGTTGGTACTACAATTAACCTAAGAGCAACAACTATTAATACATTGTTTGGTTCAAACAGTATACTACAAGCTACATTAACTGTATCTGGTAGAGATTCAGGAGCCCGATTAACTATCCCCGTAACAGTAACACAAATATCCTAATATATAAAATATGTCATTTAATAGATTTGATCCCACAGACTTTGTAATAAGTACAGATTCGATTTCCTCTACACTTTGGTCCACTAATGCTCCTTCTTTAACAACCATTGCAACCTCCTCTAATCAAGTAGCAGGATCTTCTGGGAATTTCTTTACTAATATATATGATAATACCACAGGATCTGTACAGTTTGCTATAGCTTATGGAAATAGTAATGGTAGTGGAAGTTTAGCCTATAACACGGCCGTTAATGGATATTCTCCATCAAGTACAATTTATGGCCAATGGCAAGATTTAGTAATTGGGGATGAAAATACTAATTTTACCTTTGGTACTATTACTTCATCCGAGTTTTATGCTTTAACTTTTGAAAGAGCTAGATATAAAGATTCTTTATTTTTAGGATCTCTTTCTTTAACCCTTTCGGGCTCCTCAGGTTCAATTACATTAACTGATAATAGTAATTATGTATCATCTGTCCAATTCACAGAAGCAGGAAGAGTATTCCAATTAATTACAGGTTCTACAGGAGCAATAGCTACAATTTCTACTAGAAACACATCAGATGGATATTCTAAAAACTCAGGATCTTATGGTTGGTTTCTTCCAGATATTGGAACTATTTTATTAAATCCTAAAGCATTAGGAGATTCTTTAACCTCCGGAGGTATTGGATTTTTATATAGTGGTTCTGCAACATCATCTGCGGCTCCAACAATAACCCCAAATGCATCTATGTATTTATCTATAAGTGGAGGAATAGCTTTAAGTGGAATAGCAAATGATTTTTATATAAATTCTCAAGAATCAATCACCTCAGATTTTATATTTGTAAGACCTAGAAGTGCAGAATTTAATTACTCCGAAAATCCTTCATTTATTTCAGGATCTACAGGTGAAGTAGTATTTAGTGGATTTATTAATAATCCCCAAACATATATTACAACAGTTGGATTATATAATGATACAAGTCAATTATTAGCAGTAGCTAAATTGTCAAGACCTTTACCAAAAGATTTTACAAAAGAAGCATTAATTCGCGTTAAATTAGATTTTTAAAATGAATGGGCGCTTACAAGCAATTTTTAGCAGAGGATATAATAATAACCCCCTTTGAGGTTAATAAAGGATTTACTTTTTTAGGAAATCAATTAACTGGTTCTAATGTTGGTATTAATAGATTTCTAGGAACTAACTTTTCAGGAACATTATTTAATCCATCTACAGATGCCACAACAGGTTATGACTTTTCTCAATATCAACGATTGGTATACAATTCTATTCAAGAATTATATTACTCAAACCATTTAAGTTCTTCATATAATGATAATGCTAATATAGGATACACCTTCCCGGGTACTCAACCTGAAGGAGATGTATTAGTAGGTACTAATCAGTCAACAGGAAGATATTTTAATTATAATCAATCCACGTTAACTTTTGAAAAATTATTTCCCACAGCATCTAATTCCGAAATTGCTGTTTTATCAATTCCCACTAAATTATATGGAAATTATATCCAACCTAAATCATTTACTTGGTCTACAGGAAATGGTTCAGTATATGATGATGGAGAAGGTAATTTAATCCTTTCCTCCTCAGCACAAATTTGTGGGCAAATATTTTATCCTCATGGTTTAGCTGTAATAACAACTGATAGTTTTCCTTCTCTTAATGGATATGGTGTTTCTTTATATAATGTAAACGTATATGGTCCTGGAACAGCAGCATCAACACTAGATTTTGTAACATCCTCTAATGTAACTTGCTCTTTTTCTTCCTCACTTAACATTTATGAAACACAATATAAATGCACTTTAAGAGATAACGAATATAATTTTTCTTTAAACCCTTCATTAACTTCAGGAAGTACACAAATAACAAGTTCTATAGGTACTTTTTATACTCCTGGACAATATTTAAGTGATAATATAACCGGTTCTTCTTTTTCACCCTATATTACTACTGTTGGTTTATATGATGAATATCAAAATTTACTAGCAATAGGAAAAATATCCCAACCTTTACCTGTTTCACCAACTACCGATACTACAATACTAATAAATATAGATAGATAATTATGGCAATTTTAAATTCCTCAAACATTGTAAATAATAATGTAATTCAAACTAATGATTTACTTCAATTATATAATGCTTTAAACTATACTACAACAGCCACACCTTTTCTTGCTGAAATTAGTGGTTCACTTTTAGGAACAGCTTCTTATGCTATTACTGCCTCTTATGCTCTAAATGGTGGAGGTGGAGGAGGAGGAGGAGTAACTCAAATAATAGCAGGCCCTAATATAACTATATCCCCGGCAATAGGTACAGGATCTGTAACTATAAGTGCTTCGGGTGGTGGTGGTTCCTATTTTCCTTATACTGGAAGTGCAATAATAACTGGCTCTCTTATTATAACAGGTTCAAATTTAGGATCAGATTTAATAGTAACAGGATCTACTTTTTCTATAGAGGGATTTACTGGATCCTTATATGGAAATGCAACGAATGCAATCGTTGCACAAGACTCAACATCTTCTTTAACTTCCTCTAAAGTTTTAATAACAAATAACAACTAATCTGCTTATCTCTTTCCTTTAATATTTGCAAGCTCAAGTACAGCAGGAGAACAACAATTAAGTTTTGATAATGATGCAACGGGACCAAAAATTAATCCTCTTAATAATTCAATTGAAGCCTTTAGACTTACAGGATCTTTATTAGGTACTGCATCACAAGCTGCAAATGCTACTCAAGCAGCATCCTCAACTACATCCTTATCCGCTAGCACAATTAGTAATGCTACCCCTACAGCTGGTAATTTTTTAACATTTGTAGATACAAACAATGCTACAGCAGCTTCTGAACAATTATTTACAAATGCCGGATTAACCTTTCAACCTGCAATAGCCGGTGGTACACTAATCTCAACAGTACTATCCGCATCAAATATTTCAGCATCCTCTATTCTTTCCACTTCCGGTATTACAGGATCTTTATCAGGTACATCCACATTTTCTACAACAGCAACACAAATTCAAACAACTGGAATCTCAACTGATGCATCATATTTTTTAACATTTGTAGATACAAACAATGGTTCCCCAACTGCAGAATTACTTTATACAGATTCAGATATCACTTATAATCCTTCTACAAATCGTTTAACAATAGCAGGAACAGTTGGGGCAACATCATTCACAGGATCTCTTTTAGGTACTGCAACAACAGCATCTTATGTTTTAAATGCTGTAAGTTCAAGTTTTGCAACAACTGCTTCCCATGCACAAACAGCATCAGTTCCACTTTCCACTACTCAATGGATTTCCACTTCTGAGGGAACTGACACTTTATATATACCTGATGGAAGAGACATTGGAATTATATGGAATTATACAGGAAGCGCATTAGCAGAATTATATTTAAATACTAGCTCAGCTCAACTAGGAGATCAAGTCCAAATATTTCCTACATACGCATCTAATGCAGGTCCAGGTTTGGGTTTAATGAGCATTAACTGCTCAGGTTCTACAACAACTAATACTCGTGTAATTGTTGCTGGATTAACAGCTAATCCATCTGCACATCGAACAATATATCAAATTGGTACAACTGTATCATCACCCTTTGATCATTTTTATGCTCATCTTATTTGTGTATCTGCCTCAGCGGGGGCAACAGGTGCATCTAACCGTACAACATGGCAATTAGTTGAGTACTCACAAAAATCAACAACATCAGGTTTATACAGATGGAGTGGTAGTATTGGAACAGAACCTTAACTAATACTTATTTATATAAATTTATGTCAAATTGGTTATACAACAATAAAGAAATAATTTCCATAGAGGATTTTCCCTTAGAAACATATGGTTTTATATACATTACAACTCACAAATCACGTGGGATATCGTATATTGGAAAAAAATCGCTATATCACAATGTAAAACGCAAATTAACGAAGAAAGAATTAGCGGAACAAACAGGTAGAGGTCGTAAATCTACTACTCAAGTAATACAAAAAGAAAGTGATTGGAAGACCTATTATGGTTCATGTAAACCTATTCTTGAAATATTAAAGGAAGGTAAACACGATGAGTTTACTCGCGAAATTATACAATTAGTTAATAATAAAAAATTATTAACATATTACGAGTGTAAGTATTTATTTAAATATGGTGTATTAGAAAACCCAGAGGGATGGTATAACGATTCAATCCTTGGTAAATTTTTTACACGTGACTTTGGTTTATCTAAAGAAGATTAGTATATTAATACTATGATAAACCAAACCCTAGTAGCACTAACTAATTCTGTGCTTGGTACTAGTAAGTCAACATCTCGAGGAAATTATGCATATCATTGTCCTCTATGCAATCACCATAAACCTAAATTAGAGATTAACTTTACTGAAAATATTAAAGGAGAAAATCAATGGCATTGTTGGGTTTGTGATAAAAAAGGTAAAAAATTATACCAATTATTTAAAGCAGTAGAAACATCACCTGAAAAAATGGCTGAGTTAAAAGCTATTGTAAAATACACAGGACCGGAATCACACATACAAGTTGAAACTAAATTAGAACTTCCAAAAGAATTTAAACTTTTAAACAATATTCACCCCTCAGATATTACAGCAAGACATGCTTTATCATATATTAAATCTCGAGGTATTACCGAAGAGGATATTTTAAAATATGGAATTGGTTATTGTGAACAAGGACGTTATGCTAATATGATTATTATCCCCTCCTATGATGCTAAAGGTAATATAAATTACTTTACAGGTCGTTCATTTGGAAAACAATCCACAATAAAATATAAAAACCCTACAGTATCTCGTGACATTATACCATTTGAGTTGTTTATAAATTGGGAATTACCGCTTATATTGTGTGAAGGACCATTTGATGCCATCTCCATTAAAAGAAATGTAATACCGCTACTAGGCAAAAATATACAATCAAATTTAATGAAAAAAATTGTAATGTCTTCTGTAGAAAAAATTTATATAGCTTTAGATAAAGATGCTCAAAAACAAGCATTAAATTTTTGTGAGCGTTTAATGAATGAAGGTAAAGAAGTTTATCTCGTAGATATGAATGATAAAGATCCAAGCGAAATGGGGTTCGCTAGTTTTACTAATTTAATACAAGAAACCTACCCCTTAACATTCTCGGGATTACTCGAGAAAAAACTTTTCCTATGAAAAAAAGAAACATTAAGTATGTTAATAACAGAATTTTAGAAATTTCAGAAGACTCAAAACAAATCACCCTTCCAGATTCAAGATATTATAGACGAAATGGTGAATATTATCCTTCAATTACTCATGTTTTAGGTTCATATCCAAAAGGTAAACATTTTGAGGAATGGTTAAAAAATATGGGCCGTTCAGCTGATTATATTGTTAGAAAAGCAGCAGAAGATGGAACTAAAGTTCATGAAATGATAGAAGAATATTTAGAAGGTAAAGAAATGAACTTTTTAAATCAATTTGGCAATCCACAATTTGATCCTAATATTTGGCAAATGTTTTTACGCTTTGTTGATTTTTGGGAAACTCAAAAACCTGAATTAATTGACCAAGAAATCCATCTATATTCTGATACTCTTAAAGTAGCAGGAACAACAGATTTAGTGTGTAAAATAGGTAATGACTTATGGATTATTGACCATAAAACCTCTAATCATATTCAAACAACCCATGAATTACAAGCAGCAGTTTATGCTCATTGTTATGAAGAATGTTTTGGTATTAAACCTGATAAAACTGGTATCTTATGGTTAAAATCATCTAAACGTAAAGGTTCAAAAGATAAAATGCAAGGTAAAGGGTGGGAAATGGTTTTACCAGTACGCACACAAGAGGAAAATATTGAAATCTTTAAAACAGTAAAACGTTTATTTGATTTAGAAAATCCAAATGAGGCCCCTGTATTCACAGAATTCAAAACCCAAGTAAAAAAACAAGACTAAAATTATCATATAAAAAATTTGGAGGAGCAAAAATTTTTTCGTACATTTATTCATATAAATTAAGGTTATGAATTTAAACAGAAATGGTTTTACTCCACGCTACCAGGTAAATGATAATTTAAATAAATTAATTGGACGTGTTTTAAAAACTAACATTTTCCCAACATTTTTAGGAAGATTAATCTATATTGAAAAGGACAGATGTTATTTTGAAATATTACCTAATCCTGAATGGCCTAAATATAATAAATGTGCTGGAAATATAGAATATATAACTGATCATCACGTTATTACAATGAAATTCGAGGAAGAATAATAACGTTAGATGTTTTGCCATATTTATAATAAACTTAATCAATGATTGGGCTGATGTCTCTTTTAAAAGAAATCCAAGGAAAACCAAAAGCCATATTTATGGCAGGTCCTGCGGGTTCAGGTAAATCATTTATATCTCAAAAATTAGTTCCTTCCAATTTTACTACTATTAATGTAGATGACACCTATGAGGAACTACTTAAATCCTCAGGTATTGGAATGAAATTAGCCTTAATGTCTCCGGATGAATTAAAAAAATCAGGTGAGTTAATGGGTCAAGCAAGAAGAACTACAGACACTAAACTTCAAGATGCTTCTCAAAATGCTAAAAATTTATTAATTGATAGTGTAGGGGGTTCATCTAAAATGCTACTTAGGAAAAGAGATGAATTAGAGAATTTAGGTTACGACACGTTTATGTTAATGACTTATGTATCTCCTATAACTTCATTAGAACGTAATAAAAATAGAGACAGATCTTTATTACCAAGTATTGTAATTAGATCCTGGCGTGATGTTAATAACAATGTTAATACATACAGACAAGCATTTAATGATGATTTTACAATAGTAAATTTAAACCTAGAAGATGCTAATTTAAATTTTGATGCAGAATATATTTTTAAAACATATATTCAACCTTTAGGACAAATAGGTAAAGAAAAAACTCCTGAAGAAAAAGAAAAATCAAAAATAGAAGTTAATCAAATCTACGCAGACATAAAACAATTACTATCAAATCAACCCGAATTTGATACTATAGAACAAGCAAAAACAAAAATCACTAAATTTATAAACAAATGAAATTATTAGACTTATTAAACGAAGTAGAACAAAAAGAAAAACCAACAGTAAAGTATGATGCAAAAGAAGAACCAACATCTGTAATAGATGAAGTTGGTAAGTTTTTTGTTGTTAAAAAACCAAGTAAAGATTCTAAAAAAGAAGGTATGGTATATGAAGCTACTGTATTTGATGAAATTAAAAGGGATGAAACTAAAGGTGTTTACAAAAACAAATCTGAAGCAAATCGCCACGCTGCCGAAGCCTTAAAAGAATATGACATGCAACTTAAAGAAATGGAAGATGCTATGGAAGCTTATCGCAGTGCTAAAAAAGACATAGAAGAAAAGAAAAACTCAGCAAAAGAAAAAATTCAAAAGCTTAAATAATAATGAATTCATTAACAAAAGTCTTATTAGAAGATCTTTTGGACGCGGATAATAAAAAAGTAACCGCTATATATGGTGGAGGATTTAAACCTCCTACTAAAGGTCACTTTGATGTTGTTGCTAAAGCATCCGAACAAAACCCAGAAATTGATGACATTTTAATTTATGTTGGAGGTGGTGAACGTGATGGAATTTCTCAAGGTGAATCTATTCAAATTTGGGAATTATATAAAAAATATCTTCCAATTAAAACTGTAATAGAACCAGTAAATGCACCTATAGGTAGTATTTTACGTTATGCTAAAGAACATCCTGAAGAAACAGTACTTTGGATAATAGGTGCTCGTGAAAATAATCCTGAAGATTTTGCTGATATTTCTTCTAGAACTAGAACATTAGAAAAATATCCAAACTTACAATTACGTGTTATTCAAACATCAGGTGGTGTTAGTGGAACAGCAGCTCGTAATGCAGTTAAAAACAATAATAAAGACCAATTTTTTTATTTAATCCCAGACATTCCCGAAAAGGAACAAGTATGGGATATTGTATCTCCTGTTGTTAAAGAAGAAAAAATAACCGAAGTAGGCGAAGCAAATCTATCTCCCTATAAGTGGAAAGAAGTTGATAAAAACGGTTGGGTTACTTTTATTGAATTTACAACAGAAAGTGAAACTAAATATAGGGTAAATTTAACAACTGTAGAAATTGTAGATCCTGAAGGTGGAAATATAAATCTTGAAGCTATAGATATTGAATTTTCCGCAAAACCTAAAGGAGCTGAAGGTTCTTCATCTAAAATAGTAGTTAATAAAGGTGAAATATATAAAGTAATGTCTACTCTAACAGCTATAATTAAACATTACGTAAAGGAAATTGAAGCTAAAGCTATAATATATTCCCCATCTAAAAAATCAGATGAGGAAGATTTTGGTACTCAAAGAGACAATCTATATAAAGCATTTATTTCTAAAGCCATACCAGGAGCAAAATTTACTAATTCTAAAAACAATATAATAGCAATTTTACCTAATTCAGTTAATGAATTAGTAACAGATACAGAAGTTATTTGTGATAATTGTGATTGGAAATGGCCTATAGCAGATGGTGGAGATGATTTATATATCTGCCATAAGTGTGGACACGATAATAATCCTGAATTACAAGAAGGTAGAAAAAAGAAACCTGACCCTAAAAAAGGAACAGGTAAAAAACCTGAAAAATCCGGCCGTAGATTATACACCGATGAAGACCCTAAAGATACAGTTAGTATTAAATTTAAAACTAAAGAAGATATAGTTGATACTTTAAATAAAAAACAATTTAAAGCTAAATCTCATGCTCGTCAATCTCAAGTAATTAATCTAATCCATCAACGAGTAAGAGCATCATATAACAAATCAAAAGACCCTGAAGTAAGATCAAGATTAAAACGTGCTTTAGATTATATTGAAAAACGTAAAGAAATGTCTAAAAAGAAAACAGAGCGTTTACGTAAAATGAAAGAATCATTTGAATTACAAGAAGAAATAAATCCCTCTACTAAATTAAAATCTAATATTATTAATGAAGGTCGTTACGATAGTATTTCAAGACAATTAGCTAGTTATACTCTTAAAGGTTGGAAAGATGATTTTGAACACAATGAACCTACCGGAAGAGTAGAATTTGCAGTTGGCCCTGATGGAGATTTAGAATATGAGGATTTAAAATTTTCATATAAAGGTGTAGCAGTATTTGCAGGTATTCAAACATATTCATATAATGGATCAGCTAGGTTAACCTCAGGAGAAATAAAAATAACCTATTCCATTCCAAAAAGTATGCTCCCCCAAGGTTGGGAAAAAATTTATATGGATTTAATTTCTGTTATTCGCCATGAAATTGAACATCTAACCCAAGGTGGTATCAATGTAAAACCAGGTAAAGAAATTTTAGATCTCCCTCTTAGACGTTTAGTTATTAAATATCCTGATACTTTAAGATATATACTTTTACCCTCAGAAAAAGATGCAAATGTTCAAGGTTTATATTTAAAAGCTAAAAAATCAAGACGTCCTTATGCTGAAGTAGTAGATGAGTATATTAGAGATTTACTTAAAATTACTAATAAAAATGATGTTGATATTCTTAAAGGAATGTATGATAAAAGAGCAAAGGAATTAAATTTACCTGCTATTTTAGAAAATGATTTCTTTGGTTTAAATAAATTATCAAGACAATTTATTAAAGAAGCTTTAATAGAAACTTGGAATCCTAAGGAATCTTTTGTATCTTTATCTAAATATATGATAGACAATGGAATGAATATCAAACCATTACCTAAAATTAAGATAATTTCAAATGATAAAGAAAATGCTTCTAATCTTTTAGGTAAAACTGCTTATTATAATCCAAATGATAAATCTATTACTTTATATACTAAAGATAGACACCCAAAAGATATATGTCGTTCATTTACTCATGAAATGGTACACCACGAACAAAATTTAGAGGGTAGGTTAAATAATATCAACACAACAAATACCAATGAAGACGGAGCATTACCTGAAATTGAAAAAGAAGCTTACGAAAAAGGAAATATGATGTTACGTAATTGGGAGGATAGTATAAAAAATGTATAGGTTAACAGATTTATATAAACAAATTAAAGAGGAATCAACAGAACCTTCTCAACCGCAATATAAAATTTATTGTGATATGGATGGTGTTTTAACTGATTTTGATGAAAACTTTAAATCTTTAAACCTAAAAAATTTATCCCCAGATCAATATAAAAGTAAATATGGTATAGAAAAATTTTGGGATTTTATAGACATTGATAATAAACTTAAGTTTTGGACTGAAATGAAATGGATGCCTGATGGAAAAGAATTATGGGATGCTATTAAAGATAAAAATCCAACTATATTATCGGCTCCCTCAAAAAGTCCCTCTTCTCGTTTAGGAAAAAGATTATGGATTGGTAATAATATTCCCGGAACACCTTTAATTTTAGCATCAGCTGAATCAAAAAAGAATTATGCTAGAAAAGATGCAATACTTATAGACGATAGAATTTCAAATATTAATGATTGGAACAATGCCGGTGGTATTGGAATTCTTCATACTTCAACATCATCAACATTAACTAAATTAAGCAAATATGGCCTTTAGAAGAGTAATCATTAGTGGAGAAAAAATAAATGACACCAAATCAGATTTAGAAGGCTTTTTCACTACAAGAGTATTCCAAACTAATTACCCTGGATTAAAACATAAAATAATTGTTTCTCCTTTTAAAGAAGACACACTTATAATAGATGTGAATGGGGATGGAGCAGATACAGTATCTAAAAAAATTAAAGATATTGGTATAAAATATAAAATGAAAGTTTTAATTAAAGTAGAAAAACCAATGTCAGCAGTTAATGAAGCAAAATTAACTAACATTATTAAAGATATATTAAAAAAATGAGTAAAGATTCAGTTTTAAAAAAAGAGTTTAAACAACGTGATGTACAACGTCTTCGTAACCTTGTTCAAGGTAAATATGGCGAAAGTACTACTATGGGAACCGGTTATACAAAAACTAAAGAATTTCATAGTGAAGGAGATAAATGGGAAGAAGATGGAAGAACTTGGGTTATTAAAAATGGCTTAAAACAAAATATTACAAAATTAGATAAGGCAAAAGAAGGTATCGTTTTACCTTTATTTTGCCCTTCTTGTTCTCGTACTATGAAACCCCATTTAGATAAAAGATGGTTTGTAATGTATGGACATTGCTTTAATTGTCAAGTAGATTTTGAATCAAATTTAAGAAAACAAGGTAAATTACAAGAATTTGAAGATCAAGTAGTTAATTCAAATATTGAAGGTGTAACTAAAGATCTTGAAGTTTGGTTTAATGAATTAATTAATGAAAAACAAGAATTTATCACTGAATCCGGGGATATTGAAAATTGGGAAGGTTCTGGAAAACAACATTTATTAAAATATAAAAAGGAAGCTTTAGAATTTTTACAAAAACAAAAAAGAAAATAATTAAAAATGACACCAACAATCATAGCAGCGTTTATCTCAGGAGTATTAGGACCAATACTTTTATTACTAGTTAAGTATTACTATGAAAAAAGTAAAACAAAACCAGATATGGTAACTGAAACATTAGAAGTTAGTGAACGAGTTATGCATAAGTTAGACCAAATCAAAGAAGATTTTAATGCAGACCGTGTTTGGGTAACTCAATTTCATAATGGAGGTCATTTTTATCCAACCGGAAAATCAATTGCAAAATTTAGTGTAGTATACGAAACTGTAAACATTGGAGTAGGATCTATACAATCTAACTTCCAAAATATCCCAGTAAGTCTTTTTAGCAAATCAACAAACGAATTATTAGATAACGATATAATTTCAATTGTAGATTATAAAGATCCTACAATAGAGACTTATGGCCTTAAATATGTTGCCGAAGAATCTAACTGCAAATCCGGATATTTATTTTCAATTAAAACTATTGAGGATAAGTTTATTGGATGTTTAGGAATTGATTACACAAAACGCAAAACTAAACTTGATTTAGAATCAATAACACAATTATCTATCGATGCTGCTATAATAGGAGGAGTCCTTAATAATCATTTACAAAAGTAATAATAAATTAAATATAATTTAAAAATGAAAGACATACAGAAAATTAAAGAATTCTTTTCTAAACCTATGAACGAAGGTAATAAAGAATATTTTAAACCATTAATCCGTAAGAATAAATCCAATCCTAACTTTTTATATGTTGATATTTTATATCCTGTAGGCACAGGTTTTACAACCGCTTTAGGTTCTAAAACTATGTTGGGTCAAGATAAAGAAGAAGGTGCTGCTAAAGCATTAGCAATGGGTAATGCTGTTGCTAAAAAATTAAAAGTAAAATACGATCTTGAAGATATTGATGTAAGTGATTTAGAAAATGGTAAAGTAGAAGTATTTGCTGTATCTGATGATTTTATTAAGATAGATTCTCCTTCATTAGATGAAGCTAAAATTTCACATATTGTTGGAGGTATTCCTTATAAACGTACTCGTAAACCAAAGGAAGATAAGATTGAAATTTTTCAAAAATTAGACGAACCTACTAAAATTAAATTAATAAAAAAATTCAAAGAAAAAAATTGGGAAGTTAATCCAAATGAAAAAGGAGGTCTTACTGCTACGAAAAAATTAATGTCACTACCTGAAGAAATAGATATTAATGATCCAATGCTTATAAAATTTAGAGCAGCAAAATATGATAGAGAAAAATTAAATTCTCAACCACAATCTACCCCTCTAAAACCAACAAAAACAATCAACCCAGACTATAAAGCAATTAAAAATGCTTCAAAAATCGATTTTCTTCAAAAAGAAAAAGATCAATTACTAAGAGACATGGAGCAAGAAGCAGAACCAGAAGGTGGCCCTATTGCTGATAGATATGGGCGTGAATTAAATAAAATTGATCAAGCAATTTCTAAATTATCAGGTCAAGGAGATTCCGAAACCAATGTGTATATGTCTAAAGATGAGATCGAAAGACGAGCAGCGATGATGAAGGAAGGTGAAGATTTTTCGTTTGAAAATATTAAAGTTGGTACTGTTTTAAATTTAAAAGATGGTGAAACCTGGAAAGTTGTTAAACTTACAAGTAATGGAGGAGTTTTAGCAGCACCTGTTGGAAAAACTAAAGATAGTTATGTATCTATAGCAATTGAATTTCCAATTAATATATTAAAAAGAGAAGTAGCTTCTTTAAATGAATCTAAATCAAATCCTGAAATAGATAAACTTTTAAAAGTTATGAATGATAAAAAAGCAGGACCAGAATATAAAAAAGCATTAATAGATTTAATAGCAATGGCTGAGAAAAAATCAGGTAAAACTATTCAAACTAAAAAAGAAGCATTACTTGCTTTAGATTATGTTGAACCATTAATGAATGAAGCAAATGGATTTAAATCAGGTAAAGAATTTATTAATATAAAATTACAAAAATACCCAAAAGCTATAGCTAAAGTTAACCAATTAATTAATATGATTGGTGAATCAAAGTTTACAATAGAAATGGCTAATTGGATTTTTGATTTCTTTAATAATGCTTCATATGAAAGTCCAATAAATGAATCTAAATCTATTTCTGACTATAAAGTTGGTGATATCCTTAAATTTAAGGATGGTGAAGATTGGAAAGTAATGAAGGTAAAAGACAATGTTAATAAACTTGTTATTAAACCTTACAACGAAAAAGCTAAAAAAGGAAACGTTAGTTTAGAAATTGATGTTGATTTAGATTACCTTAAAAATAATTTAAATGAAGCTGAAGCTCAAGAACAATCATTGTATAAAAATTGGGATCAATTTGAAAAACCTAGTAAAATTAAAGTTTATTTAAATAGTGGTAAAACATTAGAAATTAGTCCTTTAAAATTAAAAGGAGGAAAAAGAGTTTATGATGCAATTTTACAAGCATTTATAGATGATAGATTTGATATTACAAATAAAGTAATACAAGGAATGACCAATAACTTGTCTGAAGATAAAGAAAAAAACAAACTATACTATAAAAATATTGCTTTTTTAGATAAAAAAGGGTTAACTAATAACCGATTTTCTGATAAAGATATACAAATAGCTAATAAAATGTTGTCTCAAGGACAATTTAAATTAGATGAAGCTAAAGAAGAAGATAAAGTAGATACAATTACAATGGATATTCCTTTATTTCTTCGTATGTTAGAATATTCAAGAGAAGATGCCTCTCAAGACATGGATTTACATGATGTTACCGAAAAAGCAAATAAATTAGGTAAAGAAAGAGGTATTTTATCTATGGAAGACTATGAAGAAATTGTAGGTGCTGCTGAAGAAATTAAAGAAAATAATGGTATTAATTACTCTAAACTAATTGATTTAATCAAATCAGCGGATAATCCAAAAAACCAACCCATCTATTACAACTCAGATCAAGGAGTAATTAATGTTGGGGGTGTGGGATATGATAAAGGAAATTTAATTAAAGTATTCAATTCCGAACCAGGACAATCTTTAGATATAAAAACTTTATTTTATAAAGCTAACCAATCCCCCGAAGAAACTAAAAATGCTATTGAATCTATGGATCCTAGTATTAAAGTTGAAATTGGATATGGTTATGGAAATGAACCTTTTGTTAAATACATTAAATCAATTAACGAAGCAGAATTAACCGAAGCAAATGTTCCTTCAAACATTAGGGATTTTGCTAAAAGAAAAGGTGTTTCTTCTTTAGTAAATAAAGTAGCAGGTTGGGCTGAAAAAGTAGGTGCTCGTATTGCTGGTGGAACTGCTGTTGGAATGAATTATGCTACCCTAGTATTAGATTTAGATTATAAACAACAAGGTGAAATTCGTATTAACACAGATAATGAAACAATCAAATTATATGATGAACCCGTTGATAATTTTAATGCTTTTCAACGTGTATATGTTGATTATAAAGATTTAGATGAAAATGTTGCTCCTAATCATAATGGAAAATCATCACCTTATGGATCAGGATATAAACCATTAGAGGAAAAAATTGCTAAAGCATTAGATAAAATTAATGAAGAACTTTGTCCTGCAGGTAAAGCATATATTAAAAGAAGACAAGCAGCAGGTGAAAAATCATCAGCCTATCTTTCAGGTCGCGCCGTTAAAGTATGTAAGGGACAAATGTCAGGTAAGAAAAAGAAAAAATAATGGATAGTAATCGTTTACAAGAATTAGTATCTGAATCATTACGCGATTGGTTTAAAAAAGAAGACTGGGTGCGTATTGATACTCAAGGTAATATTACTGGCCCTTGTGGAACGATGAAAAAAGGGGATGCTACAACTCGTTGCTTACCTCGTAAAAAAGCTCAATCATTATCTAAAGCTGAACGTGCTAAAACTTCACGTAAAAAAGCATCGGCTTCTCGTAAAGGAAAACAATTTGTATCAAATACAAAAAAAGCAAAATACAAAAAAGGTACATATAATAAAAATTAATATATTTATAATCATATATTTAAAAAATGACAAAATTTAACCTTAAAAAAGCTATATTAGAAAATAAAGCTACATTCTTTAGTTCATTAACCGAGGGTCAATTCTCTTGGATTACTCAAGATACAAACCAACAAATTGGATCGGAAAATGAAAATACTCTTCCTTTTGTTTATATGTTTGATAACAAAGGCATGAAATGGTTAGAAAAAAATTATGAAGGATATGGTGTATTCGGTAATAAAGATTACTACGAATTATTAGACCAAATGAATGGTGGAACAGGTGATAGAAGTCGAGGCATTAATTTAGCTTTTGATAAAGAATCCACAGAGTCAGGTGAAGTATTATATCCGGCTTTAGTAGTTAATCCAAATTTTAATTGGAAATCTCATGATTTTACTGAAGAACCTGAAAATGATCCTAATCAATCTTGGTATCAAGAACCTGAAGAAGAGGATTATAATCTTGATGATGATGAAGATGATTTTGCTGAATATTTGCAAGAAGCTTCTGCTGATTCTACACCTTATGGAAACTATATTAATAAAGCACGAGCAAAATCACATTTAACTAAAAAAGATGGAGATGTATATGGTATTGATAAATCTGGTAAAGGACATAAAATAACGGATGCTGCGGATTTAGATAAGTATACTAAATTTACAATTAAGTCTAAAGAATTAAATGAAGGAAAAATGTATTACCATGTATTAGAAGATATGGGTTATGGTGAAATAGGACATGAAGGTGTTTATGACACTGAAGAAGAAGCTCAAGATAGAGCGAATAATTTATCTAGAACCTACCCCGATTCATCCTTTTATGTTGAACCTTCAACTAGCGAAGAGGAGCCATATAATGTTACTTCCTCAGATTATGATCCTAATCTTGATATAGATGAAGGTAAAAAAGAAACACCTATTGACGAAGAAATATTTGGATTTCCAAATGTAGATATAAATTTTCCAACTCTAAAAACAAGATATATTGCTAAAAAATTTGCAGAATATATGTCTAATAAAGAAGGACAAAGATTTACAGTAACTTTAAATTCACCGGATGGTCCTTCATTTGATTTAGATTTAGATGGTGAAGAGTATGATGGTGGTAGTTATCTTATTGCAAAAAATGGAGATATTATAAACGTCGCTCTCCGTGAAAGACCAGTATACGGTAACATTTCAATGTTGGATGAAACCGAAAAACCAAAAACAAAAATGAAAAAATCAGAATTAAAAGAAAAAATCAAAGAAATGGTTTTATCAGAAATGGAAAAGGATATAAACATTTCCGATGAAACCCCTGAAAATGAAGAAGATTTCTTAGCTGAAGTTGATCGTATTTTAGCTGAAGCAGATAAAGACGAAGAAACAGATACGGAAACAACAGATACTGAAACAGCAGACGCAGAAGTTGAAACTCCTGAAGGAACTGAAGATGTTGAAGTAACAGATACAACAACAACTGACCAAGTTGATCCTAACGTAAAAGCAGTACAAGATGCTTTAACACAAGCTCAAGCAGCTGCTCAAACATTAGGAGATGCTAAATTAACAGATCAAATTGGTAATACAATTACATTCTTTACACGTACACACGTAGTTGATAAAGGTGCTGTAGCTGAAGGTGAAGAAATGGAAGAAGGTAAAAAAGAATATTATTCTGGAAAATCGGATAGTGATTTTAATGCTGATATCGAAAATCAATATAAAAATTATAAAGCTGGAACCTACGATAAATTAAAAAATAAAGAATATTATGATGATGCTGAATCCGATGATGCTGCTCATATCAATGCATTAGAAAAAGACATGAAAGATGATAAAGATTCATCTATGAAAATTAAAGAAGTAGTTTTCCCAATGTGGCAACGAATTAAATAAAAATAAATAAATAATAAAAATATGAACACAACAGAAATTTTAGAAAAAATTGAAGCACTTTACGAATCATTTAAAGCAGAACATGCTGGAAAATCAAAAGCTGCTCACGGCCGCGCTCGTAAAGCATTAGGTGAAATCAAAAAATTGATTACCGAATATAGAAAAGCGTCAATTAATGAAGATAAAAAATAATATAACTGAAAAAAAACTTACTAAATCAGAATTAGAAGTAAGGGAAAAAGTAATTAAGGATTTAAAAAAAAATAAGTCTTCACTTGTTAAACGCTATGGCAAAGATGCCGAAGCTGTTATGTATGGACGAGCAACTAATATAGCTAAAAAAATGGCAGAATCAGAAAATAAAAACCGCATTAAAGAACTTGTAAAAAAATCTTTAATGAAAGAAGATGAAGTAACTCAAGATAAAGATCATAAAATTACCCAAGAGGGTAATCTTTGGGTTCTTGTCTATAAAAATAAAAATAAGACATTTAAACATCATTTTGGTTCAAAAAAAGAAGCTGAAGAATTTTGGAATAATAACAAAAATTCAGATAATTCTATGAAATTTGAAGAAGGTAAAAAAGAAGATGTTACGGGAGATGGTAAAATTGATTCTAAAGATTACTTAGCTAAACGTGATATTGCTATTCAAAAAGCAAAAAGTAAAATGAATGAAGCAGATATGTTTGGTGAATTTGAAGTTGGAGATATAGTTAAATATAAAGATAAAGATCATGAAGTAACAAGAATAGAACCAGATAGAATTTACATTAGACCTACTGGGACTAGCATGATTGGTAAGTTAAATCATTTTTGGGTAAAACGAGAAGATTTAAACGAAAAGGCTACTAAAGTAAAACCTAATATGAACGAAGATTTAGATTTAGGTCACGAAGATAACGAACCACATATGATTAAAGGTGATTTATATCGTATTGGAAAATATGCTATGGAATTATATGCTATGGCTGAAAAATTAGAAGAAACAGGACAAGAAATTGATTTCCCATCTTGGTGGCAAGCAATGATTACAGATGCATCTACTAAAATGGTTAAAGCAAAACATTACCTTGATTTTGAATTAAAAGAACCAGCGATTGATGCTGTTGTAGGTAAATTAACAGGTAAAAAACCTCCTATGATGGAATCCGCTTATGATTATGTTAAAACCCCTAAAGAATATATCACTTTACAATTATCAGATTTTTTTAGAGTTCCTAAAACTAATTTAATGTCTTTTAATTTAGATGGTACGGATGATATTGAAGCTTTAACACAAGCCTTAAATTCAACATCTACACAAGGTACAGAAAGGTATTTAAAATCATCAATAAAATCTGCTCAAGATCATTTTAATGTAACTGAAGGTTTTTTAGATAGAATGAAAGCTAGTGTAAAAGGAGCTGTTGCTGGTGTTGGTCAAGCTGCTAAAAATATAGGATCTGCTGTTAAAGGAGATTCATCTCAGTTTAAGAGTGTATCTAATACAGCTAATATGGCTAAATTAGGTCAAAAAGTAAAAACTTTTGGAAAAGAAATTGATGATGTTATTAATGATATTAATAAATTATTTCCTAAGGAAAAACTTGATAAAGACCCAGAATTAAAGGGAAAAATTGAAAAATATCTAGCAACATTAAATCAAACCAAAACCCTAAATACAGCTATTTCCTCCGTAGATGAAAATATGTTTACTGGAAGAAATAATATGAATAGGGGTTCAAGTTATTCTGATTATTCTTCGGATAGTGATATAAGTATTGATATTTTAGCATCTAAAATTGCTAAAGCTCTTAAAAATCCTGAAAATCAAGATGAGGATGATCAAAATAATATTAAGCAAGCTAGAAAAGCTCTAAATCTAGGTGACATAGAAATAGCTGGAAAAATAATTAAACCATATATAACTGAAAAAAGAGCTAAACAATTAAAAGAGTATACTGTAAATGATTTTCGATATATTACACCGGGAAGTGGTCGTCCTAAGATTGATCCCGCTTTATTTGCTAAGCTTATGCCTAAATCTGCTAAGACATGCAAAGAGGCTGAGGCTAGAATAAAGATGTATAATGGCTCTACAATGTTTGTTCATTCGCAGTACTTTGTAGTTACACCAAATGGTAATATGCCTAATAAGCCTAAATATGAAATTCACCAATCACAGTACTACAATAACGACTATAATGCACCTGCAAATTTAAAGGGTCAAGATGTTAATGTTACCTTTTTAACTATATTCGATGTTACAAATGGAGAAGTTGAACTTGGCGTTTGCTATGTAGATACTAAGGTGTTTTTAGATGAGTATAAAGTGGTATTTGAATTATTAAAAAGGGTAAGTGAAGATATTAGACAAAACTCCCCAGGAGAACTTGATGGGGAATATGAAGGAAAACCACAAAAAATACAAGGTGCTGATATATACGATACCTTAAAAGATATCCTTGATATTTCTAATTCAGAAAATGACTTTATAAGAAAAATAACTGATTCACTTACAGATGAAACTAGTTCTTTATCTAAAAGCACTGAAAAAAAATTAAGAAATTGGTACAAAAAGAACGTTACTAATTAAAAAACAAAATGAAAAAAAGTGAATTAAGAGATAAAATTAAATCTCTTGTCCAACAAACATACAAATCTAAATCTATTGATTCAAATAATGGAGGAGAGATTACTCTTGATGCTGATAAATTTCCAGTGTTAGCTAAATTTCCAAAATTAAAAGACATAATTGTTGATTTATTAACTACTCAATATGAGGTCTTTATGAAAGCTATAGAATGGGTTGCACCACGTCCAACAACATTTAGAATTGTGCTAGGCAATGATGAAGATTTTTTATTAATTTACACAGAAAGAAGTTGGATTGCCCAGATTGAAGGTAAAAAATATTATTTATTAAATTTAGGAGAAGAAGAGCAAGCCGCCGAATCTATTTCAAGATTACTTTCATATGGAGCTCCGGCACCTGCGGAAGGTGAAACTCCAGCTGAAGAAACAGCTGAAGCTCCTACAGAAACTCCAGAAGAAGCTCCTGCTGAAGAAGAAGAAACAACAACAACATAATATGGACATATTAGATAAGTTTTTTAAAAAATATTCATATAAATTTGATAAAGGATATCCTGACATGAATAATGAGCAGGATGTTTTTTTGTTAGAATCACTTTTAAGTAAAGTAATAAATGAAAATTTTAAGTTACTTAAAGAAGAAGATACAGAAAATGGAATTGATATTTTAAAAAAAGAATTAAATTTAACAGATGAAGATTTTATAAAATTATCATCCGTTAGATATAAATTATTAGTTCCAAGATCAGAAAGATATAATTACATAGAAAAAATTACTAAACTCCCCGGATTTAGTTATGATGTTAATGTTCCCGGTTCCTCTATTGGTGGACTTAAATATAATAACACTATTTTTCTTTTAAAACCTTCAGGAGCTCAAGGTAGAGCATCCTCAGGTACTGGAAATGAAGATATCATAGTAAATGAAATTAACAAATATATTGAAGAAGGTGCTATAAATATAATATTTAATGCTCCTAATAAAAATTTAACAATTAATAATGTTAAAGAAGTAATCCCTGTAGGTTATGATGTAGCTGGAGGTAAAAAAGCAGATATTATTATTAAAGCTAATAAAGATTATCCAATTTCCATTAAACAAGATAATGCTGGATTTTGGGAAAGCTCAGATACAAGATATAAAAATTTAGTGTTAACTTTATCAAAGAAAATAGCAAATGGTGATTTTGCACCTGAATTAGTATTTCAACCTTTTACCGATAAATTAGGCAACCAAAAAGAAGGTATTAATACAATGTATAATGAAATAACTAAAACTAAAGTATCAGGAATAATTGTTACAGATCTTCCTACAAATGATGAAAATGAAATTATTTTTGGCTCGGATAAAGCTACAATAATATATAGAAGTTACTCTCCATCTGATTTTGAGTTAAAAGAAAATACATTATATATAAAAGTTTCTAAAATTTTAGAAAATATATCCGATGTTGAAGAATTTGATCTTGAACCTGTACTTAATATTAGACATGATTCTACTAGAGCATCTACAGGAGGATTAAGAGCAACTGTCCAACCAAAAAATAAACTGTACAGTGATGATCAACTTACAGGAAATAAAATTGAATTATCATATAATGATATTATATCATAATATTTATAACCATGGATTTAAAAAAACTCATTAAAGAAGTCTTAGAATCTCGCAAACATGATTGTGGTTGTGGGTGTGGAGATAAATGCGGAAAAGCGCCTATACTTAATGAAAATCTCCAGTCACGTATTTTGATGACTGATAGTATGAAACACCATATAGACACTAAAACACCGCTATTTGAAACAACTTTACCATATGGTTCTAAAGAATATTTAGATTTATGGGTTGAAGCAAGATATTTGTATTCTCGTGGTGCTTTAAACGTTGAAGGTATTGATAAAGAAAAAATTACTGAAACTCATTTAGGTGAATATGGAATATTTGAAGGTCAATTAGTTCCTTTAGATATGCCTATGCTTGAAGAAGGTTTATTAGCAGAAGCTGAATATCAAGGACGTAAAGTTCAATTAGGTAAACCATCACAAGGTGATAGTAAAAAGTTTAAAGTATATGTTAAAAACGCTAAAGGTAAAGTTGTAAAAGTTAACTTTGGATTTGGTGGCAAATCAGCTAAAGGTAAGAGAATGGTAATTAAAGTTAAAAATCCAAAACGTCGTGCTGCTTTTAGAGCAAGACACAATTGTGAAAACCCCGGACCACGTTGGAAAGCACGTTATTGGTCTTGTAAAGCTTGGTAAGATAATTAAACTAATTGACATATTAAACGAAGGTTCAAAAAATCCCGCTAATATAAAAGCGTACTATGAAGCATTGTGTAAGAATGAAAAAGTAAATCCTTTACCTGTAAAATTTAGTAATGTTGGACAGGGTGGAGCAGCATTATCTTACAATGCTAAAACAATGAAACCTCTTTATATTTCTTTTAATACGGATAGAATGAAAGACCCAGAATATGCGATTATACACGAATTGACTCATCAAATAAAGTTAGAAACCGAACAAAATGCATATTTAGGAAGGAAAGATCAATCCC